CTGCTGCCGCACGTCGCCGCCTTCGTAGTACACCATGCGCTCGACGACCAGCCAATTGATAACCGTGCTGCTCCCCGACGTGCCGTCCCCGATCGTGACCTCGACGCGCCCGTTTGTGACCTGGATCTCGCCCTCGTATTCGTTGAACACGTCCGCGACGGGAGTCTCGTTGGCGATGACCACGCCGTTGACGAGGATATAGATCAGCCTCGGGTTCCCCACATGGACGCCGGCCCGGAACCAGTAGGTGCCATTGGGCAGGGCCACGCCGTTCTCGTCCTTGGTGATGGCGAGCGTGGCGGGCGTGTTGTTGTTGGTGAAGACGAACGAGTCCCACCGCTTGCCCTTGATGTAGAGGGTTGGGTCGTTCAGTTCACGGTGAGCGCCACCAGCACCCGTCGGCAGCACGTCCCATCCGATGCCGGCACCCGTACTGAATGCGTCGACCCCGTCGACCGCCTCGTACCCCCACTCGAAGTTTGCAGGGGCAGGGACAGTGAAGTCGACACGCCGCGAGGTCGTCGGTGCCCGACCGATGACCTGGATCGTGGAGATGACGTTGAGCCCCGCGGTAGCACCACCACCCACATCGATCTCGATCACGCCGTTGTCCACGTCGACTTCGAGCCCCCTGACCTGGATTTCACTCGGAGGCGTCAGGAACACGTCGTCGAACACCAGCACGCCGTTCACGCTGGTGTTCACCCTGTGGATCGCACCAGCCACGGGAGCACTGGCCCCGATCAGGACCAGGTACTTGCCCTTGCGAACGTTGATCTTGATCGTCCTGGTCGGCGGGGGATTGGCTCCGAACCCGTCGTGGACCCAATGGCTGCTGTTGTACTCGGGATCCAGGGTGACGCCCCACTGGCCGCGGCGGTCCAGGTTGGCGATGTCCAGGTCGCCATCGGGCAACACCCAGCCGGCCCGGAGCGTGCTGCGTGCGCTGAGATACTGCCTGGGATAGATGCTCGCTCGCTCGACGCCTGCGTGCCCGGTGTAGAACCCTGTCCACCCTGGTGCGTCGACGCCCTTGAAGTTCTCGATCCCTGCCACCGGGTCGCCCGTACAGTTGAGCCTGTAGACGTGCCCGTAGCCGGCGCTGCTGGCGATGTCCAGCTTGTCCACCTCAAGGCTGTTCCACACGCTGTTGCCGACCGTGACCACACCACCGCCCGCCGCGACGGTGAGGACCTGGCCGGCGACAATCTCGATGTATGCGGTGTACTCCTTCCACTCCGCTGTCGCCACCGGGTCGTCGGACACGATCTGCCAGCCGCTCACGTTGAAGCTGGCCAGCGATGTCGTGCTGGCGTCGCCGCTCAGGATCTTGATCCGGTAGATGCCGTCCGTCAGCCCCGTGAGCCGGAACCGTGCGTCCGCCACCGGGTCGTCGCTGCCGTTGAACTGGTAGCTGTCGTGCCGCTCGTCCGGGCTCACCGCCAGATCGCGGTCCCTGCCATCGGGGATCGCCGTGTCCCATCCAGCCGTGAGCGTGCCGTCCTCGCCCTTGCCGGTGGCCGGGTGAACATACCGTCCGGTGTCCCACACGCCTGCATCGTCCGCGAAGCTCTCGCCGCTGGCCAGCGTGAAGTTTGCCCGGAACGTCTTGACCCAGGTGCCCACCGCGTCAGGCGCAATGTAGAACGGACGCCCCATGTGCCGGCGCTGGCGAATGCCAAGCTCGACACGCCGGTCCTCCGGTTTATGCTCCATTTTGGTGACATAGAACAGGGCATCGGTGACGCCCATCGTGCCGCTCTCCAGGTCGGGGATCCCTGGGTGCGTGAGTTGGACCAGGCTGCCAAGCTCGAGGTCCTGCAGGCTCAGGTTGCCCTCGACGGTGATCGTCTTGCTCGGGTTGGCCAGTTCGGTGATGAGTTCCCATCGCCTGCGCTCAAGCATCCGGTCCCACCCGAGGTCGGGCCACCCGAACGACCGGCCACGCACGCCACGCAGCCCACGGCTCGACACGCTCAGGAGCCCGGCCTGCCCGAATGCCTCCTTGCTGCGTGGATCTCCTAGAGGGATCGACGTGAGGTACTCGCCGCTGTTGGGGTCGTAGTCGTACTCGAGCCGGGTGTCGTTCTCGGCCGACTGCATGTCGCGATCCCACGCAACGCGCTCGTCGCTCACCAGGTCGATCTTGGTGGTGATGTCGATTGCAGTGCTCTGTATCGTTGCGACCTTGCGGAGCCCGAGCTTCCCCTCCCTGGTCACCGTCATGTACCAACCGAGCGTCCGGAACTCCGCCTCGAAGTACGCCTCAAGGTCGTCGATTTCCTCTTTGCCGACGTAGACGCCCTTGCGATGAACACCAGCCACCAATAGGGTGTCCCGAAATTCCTCGAACGACTCGAAATCAATGGCAGACGCCTCGACCTTGTCCCCGAGCCCGATCCCGTCGGCCTGGTCATAGCTGCCGTTGCCACCACCCTCGGTCGTCGTGGCAAGCTGGAGGAACATCGTGATCGGGTCGAGGTTGCGCTCCCACACCAGTTCGCATGAAGTTTCGACCGGCCACGTCAGCCCGCCCTTCCCGACGTCCCGCAAGCGCCTGGCGGCGACCGTGGCGTCAGACCGATCCGACCCACGCCTGGTCAGGCCGGTGTAGGTGAGCAGCTCGACTTCCTTCGTGTCGTTATTGGTGATCATCACCGTGCCAGACGTTGGCCAGTCCTTGCCGTCGCCGCTCAGGTCTGTGTTGAACGATATCGTGGTGGCGTTCGGAGCAAGCGCCGCCAGTAGCGCCACGCTGTCCCGGCTGATGTCGGTGAATACCGGGCGAGCCAGGAACGTCAACGACGTGCGCAGTGTCAGGCGGAGTCCGCCGTCTTCGAGCGTGTCCCAATCGTGGAGGTAGAGAACGATGCGGTGGAACTCCTCCTCAGCGATGTCGTTGAAACCGTATTTCAGCGTCGCCTTGGTCCCGCGTGCCATGAGGTCGTTGGCGGAGAGCGACGACAGCAACGCCCCACTCGCGTCCGCGATGGTCACCTTGTAGTCGTCGAACTCCAGCTCGCCGGTGGCCATGTCAAGTTCTGCGCTCAGCGCATTGTTGACCTGGAGGCCAGCCGTCGCCGCGGTCGTTGGCGAGTAATCCCTGTCGCTCTTGTAACGCAATCCGAGGTCCTCAAGGTCGAGGACCCACACGGTGTTCGGATTGGCGTCGTCGCGACTGGCTATGTAGGTCACTCTGGAACCTCAACCGGCGTCTCGATTTCCATCATCAATTCGTAGGCTGCGACCGGGTGGAGAGGGTAGTCGAGCGACGCCCCGCGATCCGACAGCACCGCCTGGCGGTAGTGGTTCCTGCTGTTGGTCCAGAAGTCCCGGTCGGCCCAGAACGCGAACGGCTCACCCTTGAGGGCCTGCCCGAGCCACGCACGAACATCTGCATCGATGTCAACAGCGTCGCCTATCTTGTTGAATTCGAGTCGCTGCCGGTTGGTTGGGCTGCCGACCCTGGTCACCTCGCTGGCGCCACCTGCGTCGAATTTCGTGAACCCCTGCTCGCCACCTGGGGCGACGCGCTTGATACCCCTGCCGTCGAAGTCGACTCCGATACCGACGAGGACCTGGTCGATGTAGACCACACGATCGCTCTCGCCGTTGCTGACCTGGAGGCGCACGTGGTCGGCGCCACCAGTGGCCGTCGCCGTCAGCTCAGCGATCACCCGCACGAACCGCCTCTCGCCCAATGTAATCGTTGCGCTGTGCGTGGTGATCGTGACGTCGGATGCGTCTTTTTCAATCAGCTCGATCTTGAGAGATGCCGTGTTCAGGTTCGGCCCAGCGGCGTCGTCTCCGCCGAGGGCTCCCATCGCCACGACCATCTTGTCGCCAGCGGCCGGCACCCACTTGGCCCCCTTCCGGTCGAGCAGGGTGTGCACGTATACCTGGAACGCCCCATCGCCAGAGTCCCGCTCGAACCGCAGCGACTGGATGCTCTGGTCGAAGATGCTCAGCCGGAATGCTGCAGCCGCCCAATCGCTGGTCTCGAGTGTGCTGCTCCCCCCAACGGTGCCGCTCAGGAGCCACCCGGTAGGTGGGCCAGACGTGCCGGGGGCGTCGGTCTCGAAGCTCATATTCGGCACGACCGCCTCGCGGTACAGGATTCGGGGGTCCCCCATGCTATTGGCGCTCCGCCTGGACGTGAAATCGAATGCGTGCCCGGTACCGCGGTGCGCCACTGCCCTGCTTACGGAATTGCGTGAGCCTGTCGAGGTAGGCAACGGGAAAGTATCCACCGACGGTGGTCTGGTCGGTACGGTCCAACCAGAATCGAAAGGGCATCCCCCTTTCTGCGAACGCTTCGAACGTCCTGAGCTGTGCGTCGAAGGACCGGACACACATATGCGTGTAGAGGCCGTGCGGGTTGTTCGGCGCCTCGATCCAGTACTGGTCGTCGCCCTCGAAGATGACCCCGGTGTCGAGCTGGTAGGTCGTGCCTCGCGGCCCAGAGCCCACCGTCTGGTATCCACTGCTCCCTCTGGTTGTTGTGCGCTCGGCCATCGGTGTCTCGGTGAAGCCTCGCAGGCCGACATCTTTGCCGGCGACGCTGTCTGGTGTCGTGGTGGAGTCGAGCCCGCCGTAATCGATGCTGAAATCATCCGTCACCTTCTGGATGTTCTCCCAGGTGCGCTTGCCGAATTCCAGTTGTCGACCGAGGTAGAGGTCGTCGAAGTAGGTCGGCCCAAGCGGCATGGAGCCGAGTTCCAGTCGTATCTGGCCACCGCGGGGACCCTCCCCGAACCCGAACCGAGTCCTGTTGCCGGGCGATGCGTAATCGTTTATCGACGTCCCGCCCCAATCCGAGAGCGTGCCATCCGGCCTTCTCGCATTAAGACCGACGCTGCCGCCCACATAAAGGTGCGTCGCCCACGGCTGCCAGACTCCGGTCTGCTCGATGGTGATCACCTTGCCGCCGATGTTGTACGGGTACAGGTGGTCCCCGTCGGCAATGCCCCCGAGGGTGCTCTCCGCGGCTTCCCGGAAATCGACGCGGAATGTCTCGCCAGCGACGCCGTAGACCATGCCGCCGAACACGAGCCAGAACGGCGCTCGCGTCCCGAAGCTGCCGGCCGTAGGGTCCCACCCCGTATACAGTCGCTTGCGTCCCCAGGATGGGCCCGCGTTCGCGATGCACTTGATGCTCTTGGTGCCGCTGAAAGCCTGGTCGGCGCTGACCTCGAATGTCTCGCCGGTATTGATCGAGTTCCACCCTATCGGCGTGTTCCCGACCGTGCCGAGTTCTACATCGGGGTCGGGGATGTGTGGGAGGCCATCGTCGAAGTCGGTGTCGTAGACGATTCGTGGCGTCAGCATTGTCGTGCCTCCCGCTGCGGTGATGGCTGCCACCAGGACGGCGACCGCCAGGATCCATCTCCATCTGCCCATGTTCCACCCCTGCCGGGCCTATCTGGTGATGCCTTCCTTGGCCCCCTGCGCCGCGGCCCGTTGGATGGCTCGGAGGGTTTTCGGGCTGATCGCCCCGACGTGCCCACGGGCGTCGACCGGGACGGTGACGTCGATGATTGTATCCCCTCCCCGGCCTTCGCTGGCGATCCGCACCGCCTCGGTGACTGCTCTGGCGATGGTCTGCCGCAAGTCGGACGAGGACGCCGGCTCGGCTCGCCTGGTGGCCCGTAGCGGGGCCAGGGTGCTATCGGAGGTCACGCGGTCCAGGCTGGCCGTCGAGGGCAGACCGGCCTGCTCCTGGCGCCTCACGGCCCTGGCCTCGGCGGTGACCGAGGGGTCGGGCGCCAGAACCTCCAGGCGATCGCTCACGCTGCTCAGGGCTGCCGTCGCCCGCATCTGCCGGTCCTCGGCCTCGAGTGTGCCCGCGGTCGCCATCTCGTCGAGGCGCCGGTTCACGCTACCCAGGAACACGGCAGCGGCCTTGCGGCTCTGGGCACCCTGCAGCGGGATGATGGCTTCCTGGCCCGCCTCACCGATCAGGGTGCGCACCGGGCCCCTGGTCGTGCCGCCCTCGGCTGCTGCAGCTCCGGACCCCAGGGCTGCGCCGGCCGACATCGCCTCCGATACGCCGGCCGTGGCCACCCCCAGGTTGGTGGCCGCGATGCCTGGCGCTATCGCCCAGCCCACCAGCGGAATGGCCGCGGCGCTGGCGAAGCTGTTGACGTAGACCCCGCCCAGGCCAGCCGATATCTGCGCCGACGATTCGACCGCGGTGGCGGTCTTGTTGATCAGGGCCAGCACGACCCGCTGGATGCCCATCTTGATCAGCATCGCCAACATCTGGTTCACGAGGTTCAGCCCCACCTGCTTGATTCCCTCGCCCAGGGTGGTAGCTCCGGAGAGGACGTCGGCAAACATCTGCGCCATCGCATCGGACGCCTGTGCCGCCATGTCGATGAAGCCGGCCCGGAAGTCTTTGGAGTAGTCGCCAAGCTCGTCCCGGATCAGCCCGATCCCCTCTGCGAACTCTTCCATCGGGGTGAGCCGGAACATCTCCTCCTGTGCGTCACGGACCTGGCGCATGTCATGTAGGAGGCCCTGGAACTCGGCGCTGTTCTCACCGAGCGCCACCTTGACCCGGTCGAGCCGATCGACCAGCTCCCCGTATGCGAAGCCCTGCTCTGCCGTCGTAAGCGTCCCTCTGCGTAGGGCCGCCTGCAGACTGCTGGCCTCCTGCACCGCCTTGCGCTGGCCAGCGTTGAACTTGTCGATGGCGGTGCCACCGAACAGCCCGCCGAGTCGCTCGAGAGCCAGCTCCAGCCGCTTGAACTCGTCAGCAGGGATCGATCGCTTCAAGATCGACATCTGACCGCTCATGAGCTTGATCAGGTTCTCCTGCTCTCCGACGCTCAGGTTGCCGCGGTCGATGGTGTTGAAGAAGTCGTCAGCGAGGACGCGGGCCTCCTTCTGCGCGTCCCCGAACTGGATCAGGCTGCGCCCCGTGATGCTGGCGACCCGGTCGTCGTACTTCGCCAGCACGTCGATCAGTGCCTGGAACTTGTCGGGCTCGGCCAGCTTCTCCAGTGCAGGGATCGCCTTCACCGCCTGCTTGAATAGCTCCTGGAATGCGGCGCTGCCCTTCGGCACCTCCTGCAGCCGCTGCGCAAAACTCTCTGCCGTGATGTTCGCTTTCAGTTGAGCCTGCTGCAGCTTCAAGAGCACATCGAGCTGTGCCCGCAGGTCGGCGTTGACGTCCTCGACACGTTTCTCTAGCTCGCCGCTGGCGCCGGCCCCCTTGAGCACGACGTCCTTGTTGGCCTCCAGCTCGTCGGTGAGGTTCTTGCTCATCTGGTCCAGGTCGCCCATGCTGGCCGTGAGTGCGGCGACGTTCGCGGCTGCGGTCGCGGCGCTGTCGAAATTCTGCTCGGCGCTCCGATCGGTCACGAACTTGATGTCCTGGCCGATCCGGAACATAGCTGCGCCAATCTCCCGCATCTTGGTCGCGGTACCCTCGAAGCCGAGTCGCTGCGCCACGTCGGCAATGGCCGTGCTCACCTTGAACAGCCCCGTCAACAGATCTTCCGAGATGAACCCGATCACCTTGTTGAGCGCCCCTGCGATACTGAGCACCACGAGCCGGGCACCCTCGAACGCGGTCGCCATGAACAGGCCGACCTGCCCGATCACCGTCCCCGCCTTCACAGCGATGATGGCGAACCGGTTGATCTTCTTGGCCGTCTCGTCGGTGGTCAGGCCCATGCCGTCGATCCGGCTGCTGAGCTTCTCGAATATCTTTGCCAGCACGCCGCTGCTGGCGATGCCGCGGACCATCGCGTTGAAGGTGTTCGTGAGCTGGTTCTTGAGAATCTGCCACCGGTCGGCTGCGTCCAGGGTGATGCCGCCGAGCACCTCGGACTTGGTGCGTGCTGCATCCATCGCGGCATTGAAAAACGCCTGCCTCTGTTCCAGCAGCGTCAGGTTGTCTGCGGTCTTGTTGATGGACCTGGCATAGTCCTTGTTGGCCTGCTCGACCCTCACGACCAGGCCCAGGTTGTCCAGGATCAGCCGGCTCTGTCGTCCGATGCCCGTGGTCAGGTCGGTGATCGCATCGTTCGCGTCACGCCCGACGGCCCGACCGAGGGTGACCGCCGACGCCGCCAGCTCGGCAAATCCCTCGGCGCTCGCCGGCAGCCCGAGCAGGATCGCGTTGTTGGCCTGGCGCATCAGCGTGAGGTCGTCGACCAGGCCCTTGGTCGCCTTGCGGGTCTTGGTGAGCAGCTCGTTGCCGAACCCCTTGGCCCCTCCGGTCAGAGCCTCGAACGATTCCGCGACGCGCTTGACGTCGGCACCTCTGGAAATCAATGCGTCGAAGCCCTTGACGACGCCGAAGATCAGGGCACCCACCACCAGGGCCTTGATGCTGTTGCCCAGGCTGAATATCCCCTTCGCAACCGAGGCGACCGACACCGCGACCCGGCGCATCGACCCGACGACACGAGAGGCGAACGCCCCAACGGCGATGCCGGCACGCTTGGCAGACTTGGCGATACGGGCGAATGCCGACGACGTTGCGCGTCCGGCCTTGCGGACCCCCTCGCTCAGGTTGTCCTTGAGCGTGAGTATGACCGACGCTTCGTTCTCGCCCATTTATTTCCCCGTCGCCGCCGCCTGCTGTGTTGCTTGCTCACGCTCCCGCCACGCCAGCCGCTCTTCCTCGAAGATGTCGATCAGATCCAGCAAGAACCTGTCCCGCCCCGCGATGTTGTACCCGCTCTCGGCAAGTATCTGGTCGCGGAGTCCGAATCTCTCGACGCTCGGCTTGCTGAGTTCCTGGTACAAGAACCACGCCTCGTCGACGAGCGGGTGCGGGTCCTCGAAGTCTGCGAGGTGCAGCTTCCATAGCTGGCAGCCGGTGCAGTCGATCTCATAGTCATGCTCTTCCTGGTCCTCGATACACGGCCCGCATGTCTCGCCCTGATATTCCTCGATGGAAATCAGCCGTCGGACGAAATCGCGGGCATCTCTTTTACTTCTTGTTCTGCCTTCTGATCCGCCTCCCGCTTGACACCCTGCTCAGCCGTCGCCGCTTCGAGCAGGTCCGCAATGGTGTCGGCCGGGAGGATGACCTTGGTCCCGTTCGGGAACAGCTTGCTATCGATGGTGATCGGATCGTCGGTACACGGCACAAGGGACCCACGGAACGTGATGCCCTCCCACCCGGTGACGATGTATTTCAGCATGGCCCGGCTCAGTGCGGTGTTCGATTCCTCCTCCTCCTGAGCCTGCCGCCGCACGACGCGACGCTGTTTCGGCTTGTACTTCTTGCGCAGCGCCGCCTGGTCGTCGAGGCTGATCCGTCGATAGAAGATGGTCGCCGTGCCGAGCTGGTAGACGAGCTGCTCGTCCGGATCGACCAGCTCGATACCGGCTTCGATTTCCTTGCGTTCCATGTACCCCTCCTGCATGGCGCATTCGCTTGCGCCGAGCTATTACGCGCTGGCCTCGACGATGGTGTTCTCGTTGAGCACCTGAGTCCGCATCGGATACCCCTGGCCGGAAGCGAACGCCCACGTCATGCCTGCGGGTGCGGTGTCCGGCGTCAGGATGCCCATCTCGATTGTGACGGGAACCTTGGCCAGCGGTCCCGAGCCAGGCGAACTGAAACTCCGGACGACCAGCTTCGGGAATTCCCAGATGCCAAGGAACTGCACAGGGCCAGTCGACCCGGTGATGTCCGGCCCCGTGAAAGTGAAGTCGGCCTTGTAGGGAGTTTTCTCCGCCACACTGACTGCCAGATTGCTGGTCAGGAACACCTCGTGCGCCGCTGCCAGGTTCGGGAACACCAAGCGCACGGTCCCTTCCGGCGCACCGCCGTCGCTCTCGGGCTCGTCGGGCGTGCCGTCGGAACGGTTGACGGGTGTCGCCGTCTGCCGGCGATCCCAGGAGATGCCGAAGTCGCTCATCAGGAGGTCGTCGGTCGGACTCGCCAGGGCGCTGCCGCTCTGTGCGTTCATCCGGAACACCAGACTGTTGAACAGCAGGGCCAGCTTGCTGCTCGGCGGCGTCGCCGCGGCCAGCGTGGTGTTGACCGTTGCCGGGTTGATCAACCGGTTGCCGACGAAGTTCGGCGCAATCGTGACCATGCGGTCGGCCAGCTTGAGTTCGTAGCCGGTGATGCGGGCTGCCGGGACCTCGCTGATGCTGACGCCTGTGTCCTTGGCGATGGTGACGAACTGCCCGACGTTGCTGAACAGCATCCGTGCGGTGTGCCGGTAGGCCGTGACCGCCTCGACGTCGGCCGTGTCCTCGCCCGCGACCTGAGCCAAGAACTTCTCGACGCCCTCATACCTCGCGGCCAGCTCTCCGAGAGACCCTTCGAGGTTGTGGTTCGTCCAGTACTCGGCGCCGACCGCCGTCTGTCCGATATTGAAGTCCTCGACGCCCTCGGGGAGACCAGCGGGGATCCCTTCCGAGCGGGCGAGGAACGCGTCGCTGGCGTTGTTCACGCTGACGGCCGCGTTGGTCCAGCCACTGGCCGTGGCCTTCTTTTTCATTGCTAGTGTCCAGCCGCCCGTGTTGCCCATGCGATCTTCCTCCGCCCCTTATGATCTGTCGACCTCTTCCGACACGCGGATAGTGACCGTGGCTCGATGCCAGGTCACTCCTTGCCACTCTATCATTTCGATTTCGCTCTGCTGCGGTAGACCGTTGTCTGGATGCGCACCCAACCATCCAGCACCGACGGCGACCCCCATTGCGGACCCCGGCTTGTCGTCGCTCAGTATTGCCATAATCTGATCGGCGGTAGCCCGAACCTCCTCCTCGCTCTGTACCGTGCCATCCGTATCGCTCGACTTTGCCTGGAGGACCTGGAGGGCGACCTGGTGGACAATCTCGTCCGTGCCGTTGCTGTACGGCTTGCGCTCCTGATGGTGCTTGATCATCACCAGACGCATGCGCTGGGTGGCGTCGGGCAGAGTGACCGTAGCGGCGGTCTGCAGGGGGCCGGCGCCAGAGAAACCCACGATAGTGGAATACACAGGGCCTACGAGCGCCACTGTTTCCACCTCTGACTTGATGGCCGCGATGAGTGTGGTCTCGCTGGCTGGCTCACCAAGCTTCTCGACCACCAGGAACGCGAGGCGGGCCGACTCGATACCGCTGCCCGTGCTGGCGATGACCAGGTTGGCCTTGTCGCCCGCTGCCTCGTTGGCTGCCGACACCTCGAAGGTCAGTGTCTTGTCCTTCCACTCTGCCGCCGCCGTGTTGCCGTCCGTCCCTGCCCAGAACACCACGGTCTGCCCGTTGTCGACCGAAATACTCACGCCATTGAACCCTGCTGCGTCTGGTTCGCCTACCACGACTCGGGCCCGATACAGGCCGGCTGGCAACAGCATCTGGAACTTGGCGTCGCCGTCGGCCGGGATCTGGAAGTGCACACTGTCGTATCGCTCGTCCGGGCTCGACCCGCTGTCTTGATCCCTGGCCCCGGTCACCGGGTCGGCCGTGCTCCAGCCGGCAAGCTGCAGGCCGTCCACGCCGGTGATCACCGGATAGTCCTCCGAGGGATCCACATTGTCGTACCCGGCGAACGCCTCGCCAGTGGCCGTCGTGAAGTTGAGCCGCAGGATCTCGGTCATGCCGGCTTCCCGGTGATGGTGACAATCAACGCAGCGATGTCCTCGGTGAGCTTGACCGCCCCACGCTTAATGTTCGACCTCGACGCCTTGAGCCCACGCTGGAACATCCGGTAGCCGTCACGCTTCCGGAATCCCTTTTCCCCAATCTTGGTCTTGATCGCCCACGCGACCCGGTCGATGGCCTTCGCCTCGCTCTTAGTGATCCGGCTGGCCGTGCGTGCCTGCCGCCCACGGACCTTGCGGGCGCCGGGGACCAGCTTGCGCTCCTTGATGCCGTCGATGTCGATGCGGCCTTGCTGGATGCCTAGCTCGACCCACCTCCGGATCGCCGCCATCGGTGGCGCCTTCTCGCCAGGCGTCCTGCCCTTCTCCAGAGCCAGCGCCTGCGGCAACGGGTTCACGACCCGTCCGCCCCACTCGATGATCTGCGCCGCAGGGTTGACAGCTTTCAGGGGATCGATGACCACACCCTCAGCGGTCTTGCCTCGGGCGACAGGCGTCTTGCGTACCACCTTTCCGTGGATCACTCCGAGTATATTGGACCCGAACGCACGGATCAGGCCGTTGACCCCGTCCCGCAGTTCGGGTCCCGACAGCCGGTCCATCGCCTTGACGGCACCACGCACGTCAACGATGATGGCTTCCTGCGCCATTAGATGTGCCGCGACCTGGTGAAGTGTGTCGCCCTGGTATGCCTGGCGTCCTTGTCCTCGACGCGCTGCCGACTGCCGGCTGCCGGCGACGGCTTGTCGGCGCCCAGGACGTGCCGCTCGTACATCTCCCGCCACCGCTTGCTCTGGCTGCGGAACTGCCCGGCGACGGAATTCCAGTTGACCGCGTCGGCCTCGATAGTGGCGTCGAGCGTGTCGCTCGCCTTCTGAGCCAGCCACATACAGGCATGCGCGTTGGACAGCCAGAACAGAGCCTCGCGGTCACGCAGGGGTATCGTGTTGACGTCCGGCGTCGGCCCGTCGTCGAGAACGTGGATCGTGGTGTACGTCAGGTAGAGATAGTCGTCAGCCGATGGCGCCGTGCCCAGGATGAGGATTTCCTGCGGCACGCCGTCGCCGTCCTCTTCCACGACCATCGTCCAGTCCTCTGGCTCGACCAGTCGTCCTTCGTCATTGGCGTCAGCGATCAGGCGCTTGCGCAATTGCTGCAACGTGCTGAACCCGTCCTGCCAGCTTGTGCCGATCTCAGTGGCCAGGATCCACCGTCGCACCGTGCCGTCCCCGGTGATGCGGTGTACGCGCTCTCGCGGCCTGTCGCTGGAGTACTCCTCGACAGCGCCGTCGATCTGGACTTCGTTCTGCGCACTGGTCAGCGTCATCGCTGGCGCCAGGGTGGCCAGTTCGAGCGCATCTTGGACGGCGGCGTTCAGTTGCGCCCTGGTGACCCACTGTGCCATGTCAGCCGATGCTCGCGGTGCTGGCCACCCCCGTGCCGGTCAGCGTGACGTGCACCGGGTGCGTCACCACAATCCCCTCGGGCCACGAGTACTGCTTGCTGTCGCCTGCCAGGGCCCGCAGGGTGGCAACGGTTGTGCCCCCCGATCCACCGCTCTTGACCACCGCCGACGTCGCCCCGGTGCCGGAGACCGTGATGCCGTAGAGGATCCCGTTTGCCGACGCCAGTTCGGTGGCTCCTGCGTAGTTTCCCGTCGCCGTGACCTCGAACGGGGATGCTGGTCCGTGCATGTCGCCTCCATGAAAAAGAGGGGCGGCGGGCTATCCCGCCCACCGCCCCGTTGACATCGCGTGCGGTTCCCCGTTGGGTTAAGGAATGATTCCCTGGAACCCTCGGTAGTCGATGACATCCACATCGTAGATGTGGCGCACCTTGTAGGTGATCCGGTCGCGGTCGAAGAACGACCCCACGTTGGGAACGTCCTGGACGAACAGCTCCGGGTCCTCGTGACCCACGAGCTTGATCATCTCGAGGTACTCGACGTCGGCGCCGTCGGCCAGGACAATGACCCGATCCGAGTCCGACCAGTAGGGAACCTCGATGGGGATGAGGCCACGCTGCTGGTTGATGTTCGGCTCGCCGTTCGGGTTGCTGACCGCCGCCGTCGCCGCCGTCACCGTCGAGACCTGCGTGGTGATGTTCGCCGTCCCGTCGAACCCGGCTGCCGGCTGGAACGAGCCCGGCCGGTTCATCGAGGCGACCAGGATGTTGACGAGTTCGGTGACATCCACGCCGTGCACCACGTACCGAGGCCGCAGGTCCAGCTCGAAGCGACTGTCGATGTCCTGCTGGACGCGCATCTTCCGGCGAGCCGCCCAGAGGGTCGACTCCGACAACGCCAGGGCCTGCAGGTTGCCGTGGTTGGTGTCGTCGAACAGGTTGTTCGTGGTGTAGATAGCGGCGTTGCCGCCGAGGATGTCCATCGCGGCCTTGTACTCGGTGCGCCGTGCAGCCTTCGCAGCGAGATTCGGGATCCGCGTGAACGCACCCAGGTCGTCGTCGACAACGGCTTCCCAGGTGATCGTGTCGAATCCACCCTTCTTGACGAGCTGCAGGGTGGCTTCCGTGTCCTCGGACGGGCTGGTGAGAGCCACACCCGAGTACAGGGCGTCCTGAGCGACGGTGCTCAGGTCGTTGTACTCACCGTACTTCTCGCGACGGTGGACCTTAAAGTCGCTGACCGTCGTGACCTTGGTGAAGATCAGGTGATCGGTGAGGTTGCTCTCGCGGTACAGCTTCGCCAGCCGCTTGTTCATGCGGTCGGTGACCAGGCCGGTCCACCCGGTGGAGATGATCGCTTCCAGGTAGCCGGCGCTGCCAGCGCGTGCGACCCGCTCCATCACGGACGGACTGTGCTTCTCGAAGTCGATGCTCTCCAGGAGCCCCAGGCTGGCCTTGCCCTGCAGCGACGCCAGGTAGTGCTTGCGGCCCTGCATGAGCACATCGCCCGTGATCATCTGGTAGATCGCCCGCGGTCCCAGGTGGCCCGGTGCCTCGGAGAGCATGTCGTCGACAGCCTGGACGACCTTGTCGCCCGAGGTGCCTTCACCCGGCACGCTCTCAAGGTAGGCAGGCTCTGGAGCCGCCGCCGACCGACCTATCGAGGCGATGCCCTTCTTGACCGCCCCGAGCGCCGTGTCGAACGCCACCGGGTCGAACCGCTGCCCGGCGAACTGCGCCCGCAGCATGCCCTTGAAGGTGTCGCCCACGTCGACGTCCTTGAGGGCGCTCTCGAGCAGCATGGTGTCGATCCGTGCGTTGGCGTCATCACTGACCGCTTTAGCTGCGCCCAGGGCAGCCTTCTCGGCCGTGTCGGCTGCGACGCAATGCGTGCAGCCCGACTCCATGAACCCCTTGCGCTTCTTCTTGTCCTTGTGCTCGCCCTTGCCGTGCGCCGCTTCGAGCAGCGCCACCTTGGCCGCGGCGTCCTCGGGCTCGCCGCCCTTGGTCTTCTCGCCCTCGCCGCTCTTGCCGCTGGCGGTGTTGTCGGGAATCGTTCCCTGCAGCGCCGTTGCGATATCCGGCGCCACACTCTCCAGGATGGCGAAGGTCAGACCGTCCCGCTTGTCCTCGGGAATCAGCTTCTCGATCTCGTCCCTGCGATCCGGGAGCGCCTTGCAGATGAGTTCATAGAATTCCACCGCCGCTCCTCCACCACCCCTTGAAGAAAAATGGCCATCCCAGGATTCTAGGATCGCCGTGAAGCCGCCTCCGGCTCCGGGAAACTGTACCACGTCAAGTCCATTAGCAAAACTCGGATGCGGGTCGTCGTTGTGCCCGCTGCCGTCGTCCTTCATGTCGACGCTCAGGCCGAGGCATTGCGTGCCGACCTTAAACCCAAGCTCGATGATGTTGCGCAACCAGCCAGCGTCCTCGGTCATCTCGAAGTCGGCGTCGACTCGTGGCGGGTTGGCGTTCTCGATGTAGACCGGATTGGTGACCTGCCCGACAATCGTGTTCGGGAACGACTTGGGGATCTGCCTCTGAATCTCCCAAGGGAACGCCATCGTATAGCGCCGGAAGTGATTGAAAAACTTCGAGACCTTGCCGGTATCGAATGCCGTCGCACGGACGGCTACGCCTTCCATCAGGTCGGCCACCTTGCGGCATGCCTTCTCGTGCCAGTTGACGCCGTTGGTGCTGCGCCCCTGCTTGATGATGGTGACCCGAATCTTGCCGCCAACGCTCTCGAGGAACTGTGCGGCTACATCGAACTTCATCGGGGTGTTCCCCCGCCTACCCCTTGGTTACTGGTACTTGGCCTTGGCGAACGCCTTGTCTCGGATCGCCACTTCCTTGTGTTGCTCTTCCAGCTCGGCCGCCGCGAGGCACGCCTGATGGAAGTTACCCCGCTCCCTGCTCAGCTTCTGCGGCATCTGGTGCCCGCCACAAAAGATGCAGGTGTGCTTCGGCTTGCCATCGACAGTGATCTCGAAATTCTGACCGTCGTCGAGGGTGAAGGAGATGTGTACGTCGTCCCTTCCGTAGCGAGCCCCCGACATCGATGCGAAGTGCAGCGTCGCCCCGAGCACGTCGTCGAGGGTCGCCGGCCGGGCGGTGCGGATGCGCCTGATCTTACGCTTGCCATGCCGGTCGGTGACGTAATCCCTGGTCGAGACCGTCATCTCCAGCTTCGCCTTGGTCATGAACTTGACCAGGGCTCGGTGGATGACCGCAGCCTCTCCCTCGTCGGGAATGTTTTCGACGGGGAAGTTCCGAGGCATGCCGTGCATGCTGATTCGCTCGACACCGATCTTGCGATACTTCGGCGTGCCGTCTTGTAGCTCGGGGATATGGGGAACGCTCGGGGTGGCTTCCGGCGCATTCGATTGCACGTCTGCTGCCGCTGCTGTTCCTGGACCCATGATTCCTCCGTCCCTTGCAGGTTACGTCCTGCCACACATCGATGTCAACCTGTGGATCGATTGGCCGCTGCCAGATCCACCTGGCTGTCGAATACGGCCAGCATGGAACGACGCGCACCGTCGTCGATAACTCCAGCCGCGAGCGCCTCATCGAGCGATCCCCCTATCTTGACACGAGCCGCCTTCGCCGCGACCTCGTCGCCAGCCAGCACCGCCTTGGCGGACAGATCGTGCTGCCGCGTGAACGCCAGGCTCAGCTTCGCCTGCGCCGCGTCCCGCTTGGCTATCTCGGCAGCGAGGGCCTCGGCCTGCTTCCTGGCTTCGGTCTGGACGGCCAGGAGCACCTCCCGTGCCTTGGCCGAGGCCACCGCGGACAGCTCGTCGGCCTGGCTGGCTGCGGCCCTGGCTGCTACCGATTGCGGCCCGGTGAACGCCAGGACCTGTGCCGGCGCCAGGATGGGGGGAATGATCAGCGTCGAGGGTGCGCCCGGTGCACGCTGGTCCACGATCGCTCCACTGGCTGCCGTTCTGGGCCTCGCCCGCTCGAACGTGCGCGTGCTGCCCTGCCTCGATGCCATGCGCCGGGCCACCTCCCGCTCGAGCCAGATCACCTGGCAGCCGCAGTTGATCCCGTTCGCGGCACTCAGCGCCGGCCAGCGAGGCCACTTCGCCCGCTCGCCCTTGTTGAAGTCGGTCGGGTTGGTCTTGAGGCTCGTCTGGTGCGGATCCGTCGGCATGTTGAACATCTCGTGCTGCTCGCGGAGCTGGCCGTCGATCGCGGCATGCCCCGGCCGGCTCTGCCCCGACCAGCGCCACATCTTGATCAGGTCGGCGCCCGCGTCGATAAGGGCATCGGCTGCCACGTCGTTGGCCATGCTCCCGACCCGCATGGTCTCGGTGCGGAAGATCGCCTCGGCACGCGTCTGGTAGGTGAGCATGCCGTTCCTGGTGAGCACCCCTCGTATCGCCTGCTCGCCCTGTCCGAAGTCGGCACCCACCACGCTCCGCATGATGATGCCATTGATATCGGCTCGCACGGTGCTCGTGATCTTCTGCACCAGGTCGGCGCTGAACTTCAAGCTGACCGCCACTGTCGGTGCGCTGATCCTGGCGATGTCTACGAGCTGGAGTTTCGCGAAGGTACTCAGCCCGGCGACGGGCTCGATGACGGATTGCGTGCCGAGCAGCGCCATCCCTTCCGTGCCGGCCCTGAGTTCGATCTGGAGGTTCCTGGTGAGCTGTGCCACGGCCTGGTCGATGCTGGCCTGCAACGACGCGAGGTGCTCGACGCTGAATTGCGTCGGCCCGGTGAGGTCGGCAAGCAGCAACCGGAACTGCTCGAACCGCCTGACAATCCCGCGGCGCTGTTCTCTGAGCAGGCGCCGACTCTCCCGCATGATCGCCAGGGATGCAGCGACTGCGGCGTCGACCTCCTTGGCTGTTGCCGGCACGCTACCTCCGTCGCCGTGCGCCCCATGCGATGATCGTTGCGAGCACCAGGACGAACACGGCGCCCAGGATCACGTTGGCGTCCAGTTCGTCGGCCTTGCGCCGGATCCAGCCCATCGTGTTGCTCTGGTCCAGCGCCTGGATCGTCTTGCTGCCGTCGGGAATCTCGGGCTGTTCTGGCGGGCTTAATCCGGCCATGTCACTGGTGGCAGGTCGCAGTCCGCGTGCAGCGCCCGGATCTCGTAACGCACCCGGTTGATCTGGTCCTTCGCCCAGGTGTCCAGCTTCGCCTGCTCATACAGGCGCTTGTCCATGTCGTCGTCGCTGGCCAGTGTTTCCAGTTTCTCGTCGATCGATTTCAGTGCCGCCTGCGTGCCCACGTTGGCCATCAGTAGCTTCTCTGTCCTGGCAAGCGACCAGCCGGCGAGCCCCATCGCTCCCGCCAACAGCAGGGCGACCACCGTGCCTGCGACCTTCATGCTCTTATCGTCAGGCATTGCCGGCACTCACCTTCCTCTGGAAGTTGGCCGATGCGTTCTTGTCCTCGTCCTTTGCGCTGCCGCCACCCGTGCCGGCGAACATCTGCTCTGCCTCGACCTTCTGTTCCTCGATCCGCTTCTCGTCGACGCCACTGATGGATGGGTCGACCGTGAACCCCGCGTCCCGCAGAGCCTGCACCGCGACGCTGTTCTTGAGTTCGAGCGTGATGCTCTTGTCGCCAGCGAGCGCCGTGAGCGCCTGCGACAGCGACTGGATAGCGGCGTTCTGCGCAGCCTTGTCGCGGGTGCCAATCTCGGGAGCCACGATATCGAACTCGTACTCCTTGCCCTCGGCCTTGGCCGGGAGCTGGCTCGCTGCGATGGCGGTGCGAATGGCGTGTCGGATCATGAGCACGTAGAAGTTGAGGATCGCTTTCTGCCGGCGCCGCAGCCGCCTGGCCGGCACGCTGCCCTGCTCCGCGAGCGTCGCCCGGTTGCTGTCCTCGGCGCTGCCGCTGAACGCCTCGGGGTATCCACGGGTGCCGTAGATGATCACGCGCATGATGCGCTCGAGCTGACTGATCTGGTCGACGCCGAGTTTCGGCGCCAAGACACTGACGGTGACCCTGTCGCTGTGGCCGATGGTTTCCAGCGCCTCCGGAACTCGGTTGAGGCCCATGTCGGAAATGGCCAGGTCGATGGCTGCCTTGTCACCACCATCCACGGTCACGTCGTAGACGGCCGCGGCGAGCATGCGGGCCCGGTCAGCCACGCGGTACAAGATCTCGTCCTGCAGGTCGATGAGGTCTATCTGCGGAACCAGATCGGGCTTGCCGCGGCGTGCGCCAGCGATGCGACCGACAGCCGCAAAGAAGCACGCCCCATCGATCTTAATCTCGACCGGCTCGCTGCCATCTGGTGCAGGCCGGCGCACGACGGCCTTGCCATCTTCGGGGTCGATACCGACGGTCACGTCCTTCGGCAGATAGTTCATCACGACGAAGTTCAGTGGCTGTTCGGGTGCCTTGGGATTCTCGATCAGCAGGCCAATGTCTCGCCTGGCACGGTCCTGGATCACGTCGCGAATCTGGAACGACTCGATCATGCCATAGGTGATCTTGCCATCGATGTCGATGTTCTCGATGGTCTTGGCGAATTCCCCATCGACCATGAGCGTGGTGATTTCCTCTGGGTGCCGAATCTCCAGGCCGTTCACCTCGTCGCTCCAGTAGCTGTTCAGCCAGTCGGCAAACTTCTCGTCTTTCTCGTCATCGCCGCGTGGCTTCAACGACAGGCCCTCGCCTATGATGAAGTCGCTCGCCAGCTCCACCAGGTGCTGCGCCGTCGCCTTGAGGTGGTAGGCACGGATGCTGAGCTTGCGCAGCTTGTTGCGGTGTAGCGCCGTGTAGTCTTTGTCGCTCTCGGTTGCTCCGGCCTTGCGAAAGAGCGCCGAGTTATCGGGAGCCGGCAGGAACGCGTCGGGGTCGATACGGAACGGGTCGTCGAGCGCCTCGGAGTAGCCAACCTTCCTGCCGTTGCTATATATCCTGGCGAGATGGCGCTCGTGCTCGCCCCTGTCGAGGACCGATACAAGCTTGCGCCGCATCCGTGAGACGACGCCCGTCCTGGCGAGCGCAGTGCTCTGGCCGTAACGCGGGTCGGGTCGTTCTTTTAGCGGGATACGTTTCGGCATCTCGACTCTCCTAGTCCGGTGCGGAGCGACAGGCGCCGGCCCGTGTTGATCGGCACGCGGCTCTGGTTGATGGCGATGCTACCACGGCGCTGCTGGCTATGAACCCGCATGGCGCTGCTGCCGGATCCCCTGCTGTTGACACCCGCCGTGCCCCCCATCAGCAGCGGCCATTCCTCATGGACGAAGTAGTCGGTGGCGTCGCTGTGGTGCGTGCGGAGGGCGTTCCCCTTCTCGAGCTGCCGCACTCCAGGCTTCCAGGTGACGCGCTCCCAATCTGCAATTAGCTCGACGCATTTCGGATCAGCAAACAGCCGGCGACGCCTCTTGCCGTCGCAGAGCCTGGCGTTGGTGGACGCCACCCGATCGACGACCAGGGGGTTGCTCTTCTTGCGCACCATCAGCTCGACATACTCAAACTTCTCGCGGAGACCCTGCATGATGATGCTGTAGTCGCTCTTGCCGGTCTGTGTGGACAGGCGCTTGCTCGTGGCGTCGCCGTACACCTTGATCGGTGCCCGGTGGTCGATCCCCGTGTCCCCGTAGCGCCGAATGAATTCCTCGATGACCTGCGGGGTGGTGCCGCCTTGGATACTGATTTCGTCGACCATCCACGCTTCGCTGCCGTGGACCTGGCCGATATTGCAGCCCATCGGTGCGGGGTAGCTGGCGTTGAAGTCGAAGCAGATCCGGATCGGGAGCAGCGGGTCATACGGGCACGGCCGCACGTTGTGCTCGCGGCTGAAACTCTTGTAGGCGTTGCCGGCGTACACGTTCACGAACAGGCCGAGCGCCTCTTGCTTGCGTAGCTGCGGGTCGTAGGTGTCGAGGGTGAGCAGGTAGTCTTCCGGCAGGTGCGGGTTCTCGAAGCTCGACGCATGGATCAGCCGGTAGCTCAGGTAACGACGGATGCTGCGTGACACCTTCTCGATGTCGCCACCGGCTTCGTGCAGGGCCTTCTGCGCCGCAGCGACCTTGACCACGAACCGCTCATAGATCCAGTTGAGCCCTGCCGGCGTCGTGGTGAGGCGGAGCTGGATGGCGTCGCATCGCTTGTCGCGGAGCCGACCAACGACCACGTCGATGGCTTCCTCGACCATGTCGCGGACCTCGTCGCCGTATGCCCATCCGAATTCGATGCCTCGGATGTCGTCATAGTTCTCCATCGACCGCAGGAAGATCTGGCACTCCTTTTCGAGCGTCAGGAGCATCTCGCTACGGTTGAAGTCGTAGCGGACGCCGTGTTCCTCGAGGTGCTGGATCAGCCTGTCGACCGTGGCGCCGCGGAGCTGCTTGTAGGTGTTGGCGAACACCAGGCCCTTGACGCCGGGGTTGGCGAGCGCCTTGGTCTCGGCGTAGTGGGTCCCGATCCAGGTCTTGCCGCCGCCGAGGCCGGTCACCAACGCGACGGCGTACTCCTTGGCAAACAGGAACTCCTCCTGGTGGCCGAGCAGCTCCATCGGGATCTGGTCGGTCACTGCTTCGGCGTCGGCATGTCAACCACCTTGCCGCCGGTGCCCTCTCGAACCTCGGGCTCCTCGCGTCGCGTGTATCCGAAATTGTAGTTTCGGATTTCCTGAGTGATGTCGACCTCGCGACGGTCCTTCCACAGTTCGGGCTGCCGGTTCTTGAGCCACCAGATGATCGCCTTGATGTCGCCAGCGAGGGCCTTGTCGTACAGGCGTGCCTGGATGGCGTTGTCGGCCAGGCTGCGGGCCTCGTTGACGTCCTCACGGAACCGCTGGTCGCGGGCGATCTTTTTCTTGGCGGCTCGGGGAGTTACGCCGACGGCGAGGGCTGCGATTTCGACTCCGGCCCCGCCTTTCAGGGCGCCGAGGAACTGCTCCCGCAGCTTGCCGGCGATCTTTGCCTTGACTGGCATGTCGCCATCTCCCGCCCCTTGGTGTTGGCCCCTTCGAGGGAATCGAACCCCCCGAGGCTGCCGGTTGCTTCGCCAGAGCCTATCACGGAATTGAACCGCTCTCCTGTCGCCACGCCCACCAGGGCCAGGGATACTGGTGGCGCCGGTGGGACTCGAACCCACGACCTCCTGGTTATGAGCCAGGCGTGCTTGCCGCTGCACTACGGCGCATCGGTGCGACTATACCACTGCCTGCCTGAGTGCGTATGCCAGCCGACTCGTCACCAACGCAATGACGGTGCAGTCGCATTCGCCCAGGCGGAACCCTCCTGGGTCATCAGTCCAGACGATCTTCGTCTTGCATGAAGCACAGACCCGGCGAAACGCGATGGGATGAACAACGTCGCCCACACCAGCCCTACGTGATCGCTTCGATGGTCTTGCCCGCGTCATTGAGCAGGTACCCGCAGCCGTCGAACACGACGCACTTCTCGATGCCGTCGTGGCGGAAAGTCGCCCAAGAGATGCCCTTACGGTCGCCTTCGTGCGGGCTGAGATACGAGGCGTCCCAGGCCACATCCGCATACTCACCGTCTGTCTCAGGCTTGCGGCACTGGATAACACCGTCTGCGTTGCGGATGAACTGCTCGCCTTGCGAGTGGCCCCACCTGATCCGGCCGATGTTGTCGTAGAGAATCCACCCGTCGTTCGTTCCGATCTTGAGAATCATCACGCGCCTCCTGTCTACCTGTCTGTCTTGTCGGAGCCCTGACCCTCGTCAGGATTCCCGTCTCCATCGTATCACCTCGTCCCATCCCATCCCCGTTGCCGTCCCGGCTGCGGCGATCGCCAGGCGGGATCCGTTCTGGAAGTCGATGGCGAACGGGGTCTCCCTGGTGACAACCATGTCGATGGCGTATGCCTCCGCCAGGGTGAGTTCCATCTCGCGACCCACGTCCCGCTGGTTGTCGACCTCGATGAGCACGCGCCAGAATGGCCGCATGCGCTCGATCACTTCGCGGTACCTGTTCACTCAGCCTCCTCCGGCAACGGCTCGGCGGCTACGTCAATCTCTCCGACCGCCTCGGCTGCCAGCTTCGGGTCGCCCTTCACGAACACCATCACATTCTGGTGCGCCTTGCCAAGCTTCCGGCTGCTCTCGAAGGCTCGGCGTGTCCGGAACGGCAGGCTGCCGATGGCGGTGACGAGCACGGCGTCGTTGTAGAGGTGCATGCCGGCCTCCCGGAACAGGGTCGCGATGTCGTGATGCAGGCCGCGATAACGGCCCTGCTCGTCGCGTATATCACCGATAACAACGGCCGCGAATCGGTTTTTCTTGAGCTTCCGGATCAGGTGGCGGTACATCATGCGAAGCTGGACGACGAAGTCGCCATAGCTCGCCTGGTTGCTCAGGTCGCCGGCCTGGTCGGAGTACTTCTCGAGGTCGTGGTAGGGCGGACAGTTGAGGATGAAATCGATGTCGACCATGTCCTCCTGCAGCTCGGGGCTCACCTTGGTGGCGTCGCCGTGAATCCACTCCGGTTGGTGGTTGATGTTGTCCACGAGGGGCTTGCCGTTGTCGAGTACCAGCCGGCCCACCTCGTCCCATCGCTTGTCGTTGGCCACGACCTGGTCCTTGCGGATCTCGATGCCGTAGTAGCGGCGCCCGGTGATGGCGGCGACGATGCCCCAGGTCACGCCGCCCGCGGTCGGGTCGACGATGGTCCCGCCGGGTGGGCAGAACCAGCGGCACAGAATCTCACCGAGGACGGGCTCGTAGCCGCTGATGTGGGTCGTTTTCAGTAGCGCCCCGCCCTGGCAGCGTTGGTTGATTTCCTCCATGCCGGCGTGGATTCTCGACTCCAGCCCGTCGCCGCCGTCCTCGGCGTCGTGTACCCCGAGCTGCATCCACGTCCGCTTGCGGTCTTGCCAGTAGCCCTGACGGGCGTCGAAGATCGAAAACGGTGGCACCGCGAACCGGCTGGCCAGACTCCGGTAGGCCACGCGCTTGCGTTCCTCCTCGGCTCCCTCGCGGTACCGCTCGACGAGCTTGTCCACCTCGTTCGTCGTGAACCCGGTCGCCAGGTTCACCTCGCCACGCCGGCTACGGATATCCAGGAGGACCTTGGCGAGTGCCGGGTTGTCCCAATGGCCGCTGATCTTGTTCAGGGCCAGGTTGGCTTCCATCTCGTCGGCTTCGTCCATGTCCACCAGGATCACCGGGAACGTCTTCCACCCGAGCCGCTTCGCCGCCACCGCCCGCTGGTGCCCACCGACGCAGTTCCCCGTCCGCGTGTTGACGATCACTGGCTGCAGGGCACCGAACTGCTTGAGGCTCGCCTGCAGGGCCGTCATCTCGTCCGCCGGCATCACCCTCGGGTTGTACGGCGCCGCCGCGTCGAGCACCTTGTCGAGGGGCCAGGTGACCCACGACGCCACCCGGTCCACCACGTCGCCCGTCCGCACCTCCAGCGAGCCCGAGTACTCCGGTCCCGCCTGGCCTACCGATCCCTCGGAATCAATTCCAGAATTCCCGTCGGATTTGTCGCCGGGCTGGCCTACTGGTGCGTGCTCACCCTCCCAGGCCGGCTGTTCCTCGTCGCTCATGGCTTCCCCTTCCGGTCCTCGCGGCACCCGTCGCACGGGCAGGCCGTTCGCCGTCTACCGTACTGCGGACAGAACTCCTCAAGCAAGGCGTCGCTCTCCTCCGGAGTCGGCGCCGCGGGTGCGCGGCCATCCCCACCCTTCCCCGCCTCCCCGTGGCCTACCCGTACCCCAGGGGCCAGGTCCTCTCCGGACCACTCTGGGCCACCCTGGACCACTTGGCCTACCTGGGGGTCCTTTCTTATTCTTGTCTTAGAATCTCCCCCCTGGCCTACCTGGGCCTCACGGTACTCGCCCTCGTCGAGGAAGGTGATGCCGGCTGCCCGTACCCGCTCCTCGAACTCCAGGCCGGGGAACCTGACCGCGTGTAGGCCAGACTGACACTCCGGAATGCACTCATGGCCCGCTGGTGGCGACTCGGCATCTGGGTCTATGGCCGTCCGGCCTACCTCGACCACCGCCTCCGCATCCAACACCCCGGCGCTGTACCGGTGCCCAGGCATCTTCGGCAGGGTCTGGTCCACCTCGTCCGCCGGGAACTTCGCCACGCTCCGGTACTTCGCCCGTGGGTCCAGAGGCGGAGCCTGCCGCTGTACCTCCAGGGCCCCAAGCAGGGCTGCCTTCATGCGCCGCCAGTTCATCGTCGGGTCGTTATCCATCGCAACCAGACGCCCCATCGCCTCCTCGGGCGTCTCTACCGGGAGGGGCCTCGGGCCGGGACACATCGGGAAATGCGTCCCCGCCAGACCACCGCACCCCGTGCACGCCGCCGCCAGGCCCGCCTGATGGGGATCCATGCGGCTCTCGTCCGCGGTGGCCAGCACCCGGTGCTCCCCCGTGTGGTCGTCCAGGTCGCACTCCGGCACATGGCATGGCACGCCCGCTCTCGTGATCTGGGGCGCCTGGCCTACCGGTGCGGCGCTGTGCACCCGGCTCCGATCTGGCGGTTCTGCCCGGTTCTCGTACTCCCGATTGAACTGCTCGTCCCTCGCCCGCTGGTGGTCCCCGCGGTTGCAGGTTCCAAGCGTGCAGGCTGTGCACGCCTGGCCTACTCGGGCTGAGGGAGTCGGGCCCGTGTGGTGGGTGTGTTGGGGCCCCTGGTCATCCGAAGGGACCTCGGGGGGTGCCCCTCCCCCCCCAGGAGAGCCTCCCTGCCCGCCCTCGGTGCCCCGATCGGACCCGTCCTCGACCGCTGATACGTGGTCGTCGATCGCCTCACCTGGGGCCGGTGTGTCGGTTCGCCCCTTCTGGTCGCCGTCGCTCATCGTTGGCCTCCGAGTAGACATAATGCCCGTTACCGGACGCTGGCTGATACGTCGTAATGCAGGCACAGGGGCTCCTTGCCCCACAGGTCGTCGTGCCTGGCCTGCTGTGCCCGCTTGCACCGACACCAGGCAGCAGGGATCGGCTGATAGCCCGAGGCTTTCCAGCCCCGCTGGTGCCCACCAGGGCAGGGGACCGACAGGCAGGCCAGGATCCAGGCGCTGTTCACCAGCTCGATGCGCCGGATAGGCCGGATGGTACCGCGTTCCGAGGTAGGCCGTGCGTGCGGCAGGACAGCTCTGCGTGCCCCTGTCACCCCTACTCCCGTCCTCGTAACTCCTTGAGCCTGCGGTGGTTGTTCGTGGTTCTGCATGCGTGCCCCTTGGTGGTGTGCGGCCTATATGCGGCCTGCGTGGTGGTCCCTATGTGTACCCCTGGTGGTGCCTACGTGGGCGTGGTGGGGCACCGTGCGGTGCCTTGCTACCACCGCAGGTTGCCCTTCCGGTGCTTGCCCAGGTGTGCCTGTGGTCGTCTACAGGTAGCGCCTGCCTGGTGCGTGGCCTCACAGAGGGTCCGCACCATGGGCCCTTCGGAGCAGGCGCCCTCGTGGTCGGGGTAGCGTGCGCAGCGGCCCTTGCCGTCGTACAGGGGCTCGTTGCAGGTGGAGGCGCGTGGGTAGCGGGGGAGCTGTGGGACGGCGTGTCGGCCCTGGTGTCCGTTCTTGAGGCGGCACTGCGCCCATCCGGCCACGACGAGGGAGTCTCCGGGGAACCAGCAGCGGCTCATGTGGGCCTCTGGCAGTCGCCCTGGTGTCCACTCTCAAGGGCACAGGAGGGTCTGTGGGCAGGGAGGCATGTGGGCCGCGCTTCTGGAGTACGGCCATGCGATTCCGCCCAGAAGGCCGCAGCCTCGGGATCCCACTTGTGCCGGCAGTGGCCTGGCGCGTCGAACCAGTTCGTGCAGCGCAGCTTCCCGAGTACCGTTCCCTGGCAGCGCCCTGGCATCTCGGTCGCGGCCAGGTTCGCCTGGTCCCACAGGGCCGACTCGACCAATTGCCTTGTCACCTCCTCCTGCGCGTCAGAAGCTGGCATGGAGCCCCCCGTGGCCCTTGGCCAGCGCACACACGAACCCGCAGCCGTCCTCGTTCCCGCACGGGGCATTCTCGAGAGCCGGTTCCTCAGGGCCTGCGTGCATGCCGTCGTGGCCTACGGGCTGGTCGCACCGCGAGCTTCCCTCGCCCATCAGGAGCCACCCGCACGGCCCGGCGCCGAACAGGCTCGCCTCGGGCTCCTGGTCGCTGCAGTCCACGTGCTCCCCTTCGTGGCCCTTCGTCAGGGTGCAGTTCGGGGCCTCCCCACACATGCGACTCAGCGGTGGGCAGTCGAACCCGTGGTCCTTGCAGGCCAGGCCGTCCTGGCGATGGGGAACCGACCTGCCTGCCTTCTCCCGGTGCTCCCCGGTGTGGCCCGAGGGCCTGGTGCAGTAGCGACCCTTGCGGCCGTGGTGGTCTCCCAGGACCCAGGCGTAACAGATGCCGCAGGGAGTCTCGGGAGGGGAGTCTGTAGGCCGCGCTGCGTCTAGGTCCGCACCGAAAAGGCCAGAACTCAGCGACGCCTGTGTGCCTGCCTCGTCCACCATGGGGTGGCAATCACCGTCGTGCCCGCTCCGGAACCGACACGCCTCCTCCTGGACACACGATTCGTCCGCCTGGTGCTCCCCGCCGTGCCCTCGGCGGAACCGGCAGAACAGGAAGCCGTCGATGCTCGTGTCGGACGCGACCTGCTCGTCGCACTGGTCGTCCACCTCGTCCAGCCTGCCAGGATACCGCTCCAGGGTCTGGGGGTTGTACGTCCCTGGCGTGCGCCCCTTCTCGCGCTCCTCCGCCTCGTCCTGGCCGCTGCCGCTCTCGAGCGCGTGGTCGCCGTCGTGCCCCCGTGATAGCTCACACCGGTACGGACCAGCCAGGGCCAGCATGAATAGCTCCCCGCACATCAGCGCCTCGGGCTCGTCCACCTGGTCGTGGTCCAGATCCTGCTCCATCGTCCAGGCACCGCCTGGTGGAACCTGGTGCCAGCCCTTGTGCCCCTTGGCTTTCTCGCAGCGCCGCCTGTCGTTCTGCACGGCCTCGCAACGATTGCCTGCGTTCCCGAACCCCTCCAGCCTGGTGGTAGCCAGCGTCGGGATGTGCTGGCACGGGCCGTGGTGGGCGAAGGCCCTGGTGCACCGCAGCGGGCCGGACCTACTCAGCTTCCCGCCGCATTGCGGCTCGAAGTTCACCCGGCTGAGGCCGATGCCGTTCTCGTCCTCCACGTACAGCTTGTCCTGGGTATGTAGACCCTCGTGCCCTTGCAGCCGCCCGCACGGGGCCACCTCGCACCGGCCCCGAGCCCGCTCATACCCCATCTCCTCTGCTGACCTTAAATCGTCGGCTGTGTATCGCGACCCGGGCTCCGGCCGCGGCAGCCGAGAGTTCGCCCACCACTTGCCGTCCAGGGTCTCGTGTACCCCGTCGTGCCCGTCGTCCCGGCCGCAGGCATACGCCTGGCGCTCGATGTCCACCACCACCGCCCGGCACCACTTGGCATCCACCGCCGGCCACGCCCACGCCTCGGGCCCCACCTGCTTGCTGTGCAGCCCCATATGGCTCCCGCTGAACTCGCAGCGGTACAGGCCGGCAGCGCCCGATACCTCTATCAAGCACTGTCCAGACGGCTTGGGCTCCTCCCGTACTGTGTACTTCGGGTCACAGCCGTCCTCTACGGCCCCGCAGCCCCGGCGCACGATGCAGAGCACGCACGCGCAGGTCGGCCCGTGACCCACGTCGTCGTTGCGGATTGTTCCACGGGGAACATCGGGCTCCGCCGGCAGCCGCATCGTCCAGGTGTGGGCCCCGTCGTGCCCCCGCTCCTGCTGACACTGGAACGATTGCCCCCCGTAGTCGCTCACGTCCCCGCACCGGCCACGGGGGAACAGGATTACGTGCGGACCCTCATGGCCGTCCTCCCGCACGCAATCCTGGTCGTCGTCCTGTATCGCCTCGCACTCCCTGAACGCGTCACCCCTGGCCACGCTCAGCCCTCCAGGTCGGCCAGCTTCAGGTCGCCCACCAGCACCGAGTACTCCGACTCCCCGGCCGTCACATCGGCAACGCCGCCCTGTACGCTCGTGACCTCGCCCACCACGTCCTGGCCCTCGTAGTCGAACACCACGGCGCTCCCTACCTCGATGACGCCAGGGTCGTCGGTGCTCAGCGTGCCGCTGCCGCCCACGCCAGCCGACCCGGCCATCATCACCGCACCGTCCTCGTCCCTCTTGGGCTTGCCCTCGTCGTCGCGGAGGTAGCCGACCTCGCCCTCGTTGCGCTCGCCGCGGGGAGCCATGCCGTCCACGCTGTCGTCCGTCACCCGGCCACTGTTGGCCGCGTGGTCGATACCCGCTCGGGCCTCACGCCCCTTCAGCTCGGCCGCATTCGCTCGGGCTACCTTGCGGGCGCCGCTCTTCTCGAACCGCTCGTGTAGCTCGCCCAACGCCGCCTGGACGGCATCCTTGAGCAAGTCGCTGCACTCCTCCGCAGCCCGGTTCTGGCTCGCCACCCGGTAGTGCGTGATCAGCCGCTTGTCGATGCTGATGTCGGCCTTGACCCGAATGTGCCCGCCCAAGCTCTCGACCTTGGTGGTGATTTTCTCCCTGTTACCGCTCATGCTCGCTCCCTTTTCGGGCTCGGTCGCCCTGTTTGTGCGTCGGTTTTCCGGGCTGCATAGTACCACGCTCCGCCTTGATCTGTATCTGGTTGAGCACCGCGTCGATGTAGTCGCCGCCCTCCTGCATGCTCTGCGACAGCCGGTGCATCCGAGCACTTAGCTCCCGCAGCCACGAGTACGTGCTCCGTCCAGGCCGTAGCTGGATCCGCAGGTCATCGCCCACCCGTCGGTAGGCACTGTTTCCGCCGCATGCCCTGGGCACCCACGTGCCGTCCCGCTTCGCCCTGGACCTGTACCGCTCGTAGTGCCGCACGCACCGGCCACGGGCAGCCATCGCCCCGTGAGAGCACGGGTCGTCCTGCCGCTTGTCCATGCACACGAATCCACTCCGCTGCCTCACCGGCGTCATAAGCCGAGCCTGGCCGCGAGCCCCTTCATCTGCTCGGTGATGCGCCGCTTGCGCTCCGCCTCGCACTCGTCGCACCAGACCCGATGCTGCGGCTTCACGCTCGCCGGGTGCTTGGCTGGTGCCAGCGTGATCCGCCCGTCCAGGTGAAGCGTCACACCGCGGCAGCCCATGTGGTCGCCCAGGCCACGGCAGATTCTCTGCGACATTACGCGTCGCCCTCCACCGCGATCTCGACGACCTGGACGTCGGGCACCTCCCACGGATCCGGCTTCGGCGTCAGGATCAGCAGCAGGTTCTCGCTCATGTACGGGTTGGTGTGCACCGTGATCCACGGCCGGTCCTTGACCGCCGCCCTGACTCCGTCTGCGTGCTTGGCTTGGCAATGAATCGTCGTGGTCAACCGGTCGGCCGCCCTACGCAGGCTCTCGTATGTCAGCGCCGAAGTCTCGGGCTCCACCACCACCCCCAGGCAATCCCGGATCAGCGTGTCCACGTGCCGCCCGAACTGCGCCAGCATGCGCTCCTGGATCCGCTTGACGTCGTTGTCGAAGGTCATGCCCCCACCAGTCGCCGCTGGACCTCGCGTGTGCGCTCCATCGCCAGGTCCTGGTAGGCAAGGTCCAGCCCGATGCCGTGGCGGTTGTTCTGCGTCGCCACCACGCAGGTAGTGCCGCTGCCGACGAATGGATCGAGCACCACACCACCCACCGGGCTGCCGGCCCGGATGCATGGCTCGATCAGCTTCGGAGGGAACGTGGCGAAATGGGCGCCGCTGTATGGCTGCGTGGCGACCGTCCATACGGTACGGCGGTTTCTAGTGCTGCCTGCCCACGGCACCGAGCTGCCGCGGTGGTGGCCGGGGCGGCCGTGTTCAGCACCGATCCTGCGATGGCGATTGCCACTCTGCCGTGTCTGCCCAGGCGCTAGGCAGCCCGTTCCGTATTGGTCGTGGGCGCTCTTGGCGAATGACGCCTCCGCAATCGCCTCCGCGTCGTAGTAGTACCGCTGCGATTTCGCCAGTAGGAACAGGTACTCGTGTGCCTTCGTTGGCCTGTCGGTCACGCTCTCCGGCATGGGATTCGGCTTCGCCCAGATGATGTCGCTGCGGAGATACCAGCCGTCCGCCTGGAGGGCGAACGCGACACGCCACGGGATGCCGACGAGGTCCTTGGGCTTGAGGCCAGGGGTCCTGGAGATGCTGCCGGTGTGCGTGGTGTCCGGGTGCGCTGCAATCTGCGTGGCGCTGAGGTTGTGGAGTTTCGGACCGCCACCGACATGCCCGTTGCCGACCAGCGTACTCTTGTCGCTCGGGGGGCCGCCCCTGCTCTGCGCTCCCCACGATCCAGCGTAGCTATCCCCCAGGTTCAGCCACAGCGTCCCGTCATCTCGTAGCGCCCGTCGCACCTCGCGGAACACCTCGACCATATTGGCAACGTACTCGTCGGGCGTGGCTTCGAGCCCGAGCTGTGCGTCCGCCCCATAATCCCGCAGCCCCCAATACGGCGGCGACGTGACACAGCACTGCACACTGCCGTCCCTTAACGGGATCTGCCGGGCGTCGGATCGCACCAGCATCATGCCGGCACCCACCCCTCGGGCTTGCCGACAAACCGCTTGGCTCGGCAGTACCAGCAGATGCACACCGCCCCGAAGTCGTCCTGGCCGACCGGGTGGATCGGTCCCATCTCGACCTCGATCAGCCCCTCGAGGATTTCCACGGCCTGGTAGTGGTGCTCGGCTCTCGGCCGGGTTGCGATGTTGAGCGCCATCACGGCTGCCCATAGCTCGTCCCGCTTGGCGCTGAATGACTTGTCGCTGTCCTCGAGCGTGATCGCGTCGTCGAGGTGCGGAGCGATGGCGTTGTAGGCATCGACCACGCGCTGCACCGTCGCTCGCCACTGGTCGCTCGGCCGGCTCATCGTCGCCCCAGGTACGCCGCTCGCCCGCTCCGTATCTCGCCGCGGGCAGCTTGGACCGCCTTGATGGCGAGGTCGGCCCGTACCTTGGCTTTCTCCGTGCATGGCGGGAACTCGTTTCGCAGCGGTGCACGCCTCGTGGCCGTGTACTCGGCAGGAACCAGCTTCCAGCACGGATCGCAGAAGATGAATTCCGGATCGATGAACTCCTTCAGGCAGGCGTAGCATCGGACCCGGTGTGTCGGGTCGAGGTACGACTCGACGCCACCACGCCGAGGGCCGGGCGGCTGCCGGCGGGCTTGCTGCGTGACCGTCGGCGCGCTCACCGGTTGGCCTCCTCGACCAGCAAGCGCACGGCGTCGTCGCACGCCTCGGTGTGCTCGCTGGTCATGCCCTTGACCCCGAGCAGACAACCGAACGGGTTGCCGGCGTGCAGCCGGATCCGGTGCGCCTCGTGCCTGGCCATCTCGACCTGGTGGTTGCGCAGGTCCTCCTCGCTCGGGACGATGCTGCTGGCCAGCCAATCCTTCTGCTTCTCCAACGCCGCCAGCTCCACCTGCACCGCCTCGTATGCCGGGTCGCCACGGTGCTCGTCGTCGCTACCCAGGTCCAGCGGCGGGCTGGTGACGTTGATCGTCAGGGCCCCGAGTTCGCTGAGCCCCTTCACCGCGTCGACCAGGTCGCCCAGGTTGTTGGCGATGCGCTCGACGTTTTCCTGCAGCCGCTTGTTCATTCCGACCCACAGACCGGCTTCACCGGGTCGTAGGTCGTCTCGAAGATGTCCGGCTTGCAGGGGTACAGCTCGCCCTTGACACCCTGGATAATGAAATCTCCTGGCGACACCTCGTGGACGCCTTCCAGTGTCGTGATGAATGTCCTATCCGTCTGAGTCTTGTCGCACCAGTAGGCGCCCGCGTCCCCCTTATCCTTCTGCCATGCTTCGTGCAGCCAATTTGGCCACTCGTCGTTGTGCCAGCGGCGCTCTACGGTCATCTGAAACGCCTCAATCACCACGGGCTTCTTGCGGAACTTATACACGGCTACCCCTCCCACGCCGGCAGGCCCGCCGGCTCTCGGTTCACTCCCTCGTTGTCGTCGCCGTCCATGCCGGTGTAGCAGTCGTGGCCGTCCCCTTCGACGTAATAAACGTGGCCGGTGCGTTGAGGCGCCGGCAGCGACCCAACGAACTGCAGTTCGGCCTGTGGAATAAACCACGCGCCAGGCCGGCCACCGGGCGCTCGCCACCACTCACCCTGCCTTGCGTCAACGCCTCGGATCCAGCCGGCCAGTCGTAGCTCGCCAAAGATGTCGCCCACGACGAGTAGGTAGGTGTGGCCGACTGGATCCTTACGCCGGACGATCAGGCTCCCGTCCTTGAGATTGGTGTGCCGCACCTGCAGGTCGTCGCCAATGTCGCCGGCCTTGAACCTGTCGATCTGCGGCTCCCAATACCTGTTGAGCTTGTTGGCGACGAACAGCTCCGCGGCGTTGCCCTCGACGTGAACAATGAGGTCGTCGCCCCTGTAGCCGTGCTGGTCCTGGCGCTTGTCGATGCGGCTTTTCAGCCACACCGCGACGCCAGCCTTCGCCGCTATCGATAGCTGCCACCCTGTGAGCCTGCCCGTCATCTATCCTCCGGTCAGCAGCCTGGCATCAGGGCGCCGCAGTTCGTGCGGCACGACCGCCAGCAGATCGTTCCCGACCCGCCCCAACAGACGGTCGTGCATACCTCGCAGCAGCCGTCGGCCTTGACCCGCACGGTGTACCTGATGTCGACCTCCTCGGCATCGGGGTGGTTCGCCACCATGCTCTCGAACCGTGGGTCCAGGTTCGGTGCCTCGTTGTGCAGGTTGGGCGCCTCGTTCTCGAAGCACGTGCCTTCGACCACCGCCTGGTCGTCGTCGACCTGGCAGGTCTCGTACTGCACCATCGGCACCGGGTCGGCAGCCACGCCCTGGTCGTAGGCGCTCCCGACCAACAGGGCCACCGTTCCCGCAATCATGCTCATGATCAGTGTTCGCTTCATCGTGCCGTACCTCCTCTCGGCGGATCGGTTGATGGATTGATGGCGGACGTCCGGCAGCCTAGCGGCCTGGCCGGTACCCACCCTGTGATCGGGTGCCACTCGCGTGGGTAGTAGCACGACGAGCAGCGCCCCCTGGCCACCCACTTGTCCCACCAGCGGATCGGGGTGTACTCGTGCGGCCCCGCGTCGCAGCCCGTCATCTCTCTGTGCCACCCCGTCATGCGCTACCCCGCGGGTCACCCACTGGCACCGGGTCCGTCGGCAGCCCCTGGCAGCAGTACGCTCGCCCGTGCTTCTCGCACGGCGGCGGTGCAGGCGGCAGCGGTGGCCACTCGATACCCATGACAGCGGCGTAGATTTTCAGCCGGTCAGGCGGCACCCGCTCGACAATATCGGCCACGGCTCTGGCGAGTCTCGCCGCCGACTGGACCACATCGGCTACCCGCCGTAGCTCGCACCCGATGTCGTTAGGGCTCTTGCCGCTGCGCCGCAGCTCGGCCAGCGACTCCCGCATCACTTCGTATGCCAGCTCGTGCCCGTACCAGATGCTGCCAGGGTCCTTCGTGACGTCTTTGATCACCATTTTTCCAGGGCCTCCATGAACCGCCGCAGGTCCTTGCCCTGATCCGCCACGGTCGGGACGGGCGTGATGCTGGCAATACTGCCGTCGCCGGCCACCTCGAGCGATAGCCGCCGGAGCCCCTTGTGCCGCCCCCACAGCCCGTACATTTGGCGCCTGACCATGCGCTCGATCCTAGCCATGTCGCTATCGGCGTCTGCCAGTGGCTGCAGGTTCACGTCGCCTCCGCCAGACGCAATCGAATGCGTCGCTCCTGGCCCCGCGTCAGCCGGCCCTTGTCGATACAGCCGAGCCTCGCCGGCACGATCCGCATGCCGTCGAGCTTGCCCTTCGTGAACGCCTCGACCACTGGTGCAGGGATGTCGAACCGCACCGCCTCGCCGCCACCAGCGAGCGACACGATGTCCCGGATGTACGCCTTCGCCACCTGCCTTGGGCGCTCGTATCGCGGCGTCCTGGACGGCCCCTTGCGCCTCGCTGTGCGCTGCCGCTTCGTGCGCCGCTGATTGCTCTCGCGTGACGCCTTGCTCTCCCTGGCAGCCGTGCGCCTGGCGCCAGCCGCCACGCTGCGCATAAATTCCTCTCTGGTCAACGCCGTGGCCCGCTTCTGCGCTCGCTTGGCGTTCGTCCTGCGCCCCACGATCGCCCGCACCCTGTCGCTGTACGACTTGCTGTTCACGGCATCACCCACACAGCCACGCCACCTATCGGCGCCATGCACTGCGTGCACCCCTCGGGCTCCAGGTGACCAGCGCCGCAGCAGGTGAACACCCTGCCGTCTACCTCACAGGTGGCCCAGGCGTCGCAGAAAAACGTGCAGGCGCCAGGCTCACACTCGGGCCGGCTGTCGCTCACGCAGTCCCAGGTGCGCCTCGATCGCCAGATGCACGCGGCCTCGTCCACGCTCAGGTTGCCCGCCAGGTCAATGGCGCTCACCCCGATCAGTACGTCCTCGGTGCGACACCCGATGCGGATCAGCGGCACCGCGGTGTCCCACATGGCCACAATTACCAGGTCCAGGGTGCGCTCGATCACGCGGTAGCGATCCAGGTCGACGTCGGGCACGTCGGGCCACGCCAGGTCGTCGTCGTCGCAGCGTGGCGTCACCAGGTACGGCTCTGCGCACACGTTGGCCACGTCGCCCAGGTTCACCTGGCAGTCGCCGTCCACGAGTAGGTCGGCCGCGACCCAACCGCTCCAGAAGGCCAGCGCCAGGAAGATAATCACCACGGCCCACATCGACCAGAATCCGTCACCCTTCATGATTTCATTACCTGATGCAGGCCGACGTGCCCCTTCTCAAGGACACAAGCGGGAGCGTAGCAGCACTGCGCGTTCTCACGGATGGCGTCCCGCACCCGGCGCTTGGCCAGGCGCTCCTCGATGCCGTTCGCCGCGAACAGGAGCCCCAGGCCCATGCAGGTGTACACCGTCCCCGCGAGCCCGTGGTCGGTCACCAGGAGCGTCACGGCCCCCAGGATCATCACCAGGCCAGCCGCGTACCAGCCGCCGGCCTTCATGCCGTCTTGCTCCGGAGGTCGACGGCCCACCTCGGCAGGTCCGCCCGCTCCATCAGGTCCTGGACCCGCTGCAGGTAGTAGCCGGTCGGCCTGCGGGTGCCCCGCTCCCACCGACTGATACTGCCCTTGTCCTCCAGTTCGAGGTAGCAGGCGATCTGCGCCTGGCTGTAACCCCGGTGCTCCCGCCACGCTCGCAGCCTGTCTCCTATGGTCATGCACACTCCCTTGTGATCGTCACGTCGCTGGCCTCTGTGGGCCATGGCCATTGTAGGCCATGGCCCAGGTCGGCGTCAATGCGCATACGGGACGTCCCTGAACTGCGGGAACAGAATCCGGGCCACCGCCTCGGGGAGCTTGTCCCTGTGGCGCAGCACCTCCTCGAACTCATCCCGGTGGCTGATTCCTGGGACGGCATCGATGTAGGCGCCCCAGGCGAACTCGATCCGTGTCTGGGCGGCGGCGAGGACGCACCTCGCGAGCGCCCGGTGACGCCTTGTCGGCTTCCACGTCTCTATCTCGGCCCGCGTGCCAGGGAACATCTCACGGAGCGGTGATTCGAGGGTGCGGACCTTCTTGAATATCGGGTGTTCATTTTCCATTCGCTTCTCCTTTCGTCATGCGTCGCTGTGGCACCACGCAGGCGACGGCGTCGGCCATCGCATCCAGTGGTGTCTCGTTGTCCAGCCAGGCGACCCTCTTGCCGTGGTAGTAGACGGCCAGGTGTAGCAGCTTGCCCACCCGGACGACGGCGTAGTAGCGGTGGTTGACTCTGCCCTGCCAGACCACGGCCGACTCGGGTATCGAGTCGACCAGGCTGGCCACGCTGTTCATTGTCTTTTCCATCAGAGAGCCGCGTCGAGTGCTTCGAGGGTGTCCTGGTCGAGTGTGATCAGGCGGGCGTCGTGCTGGTTGCGGATCCGCCGGAGCATCTTGCGGGCGTCGTCGAGCGAGGCGACCGCCTTCGTGCCGTCGTTACGCCACCGCTGTGCTGTCGCGTCCAGGTCCGCAATGGCCGTGCCCAACTTGTCCAGGCATTCCGCGGCCGGCTGTGCCTGCCCGGTCAGTAGCCCGCGGCGCATGGATTCGTCTCGCTCGCCACTCATAATTTGGTCGCCTTGCGGATTGCCTCGCGGGCATTGGCCAGGGCTACCCCGCGGGATATCCATTGGGTTGGATTGCAGATGGCCTGCAACGCCGCCAGCATGTCCGGGGCGGCGGCGCATTTCGCACACTTCACGATCTGCCAGGGATGTGGAAGTAGGCCGCAGCCCTCAATGCGGCAACCGCACGGCTCGTTGCAGTGAACGCCACCAAAGCCGTGTCCGTCAAGACATACGTGCGGCCTCGATGGAGGAATCAACGTGGGCTCTGCCGGGCCGCTCATCGGTGCGAATCCTTCTCGGCCTGCTGACGGCGGAGGGTGAGGACTTCGAGGGCCTTCACTACCACCGCGTCTCGCCGGTCGATACGAGCGGGGACGCACTCGTCGCCCACCATCTCGTTGCGGTCAAGCTTCCAGAGGATCAGTTCAAGGGCGCCTGTTGGGCTCATGGCTATCTCCTTTTTGTGGCTGCTGGTCACATGGACAAGATATAGGCCGTGGCCCACAGAGTCCAGTCCTTTGGCGAGAAAAATTGAGGCCCCCAGGCCGAGGGGGGCTCATACCCAGGAGCCTCAAGGCCGCTTTTTTGGGTGGGGACCGGCCAGTCCCGCTAGATATCGCTCAGGTGCCCACCTGTGGGCCGCTTGCCTCCTCCAGGGCCTCTTGCATCAGGTACCACGCTACGCCCTCGTGTGGCCCCCGCTCCTGCGCCGGCTTGGCCAGGTCCAGGTGCTTGGGGGTGTCGTTCAGCAGCCAGTGGTTCACTACCAGCGCGTCGATCAGTAGCTTGGCCCCACCGATAAGGTTGTCCTCGTCGTAGGCCCGGCCACCCGAACCGATCACACGCACCAGCAGCAGCCTCCGTAGCGTGCCTGGTTGCTGTCGCTTGCCGTGGCCCGCCGGCTCGACCTCCTTGTGCCACTCCCGCGTGATCCTGCTGCGTTGCGGGAAGCGCATGCGGATCAGCACGTTGTTGCTCACCATTTTACGAGGGACCCACGCCGACTTGACCAGCTCCCATCCCTTCGGCACGTGCTGCACTGTGTCGTACAGCATCGATGCGCCGCCCCTAGAACGGGATGCCATCGTGCCCACCGTCCTGCTGCTCGTCGCCACGCTGCTCGCCTTCGCCGTCCTCGTCGTCGCTCATGTAGCCGATGACATCGACCTGGTTGCTGTCTTTCTTGCCAAGCTTGCCGCTCAGATACTTCCCGTTCTTGCCATCGTTGAGCCAGAGCGCCCCGACCTCGTCGTTCTTGTAGTCGATGCGCTGCCCCTTGGTCGTGCGGTAGAGCTTGATCCATGGTCGTCGTCCTGCCATATTGATTCCTCCATGGCGCATTCGGTTGCGCCTGATTTTAGAATGGCGCCGGCTGCTGGTCGCCGTAGATGTCGGGTCGATCACCGACCGACTCTGGACCACCTCCCATGATCTTCCGCTGTAACTCCCGCAAGGTCGCGTGCCTCTCCTTGAGCCACGCCTCCTTCCGTGCCTTCGCCTGGTCGTGCTCCTTGGTGCCCCGCTTGCCGTAGTGCGGTAGTCGTGGCTCGTCACCCATGGGGCTCAACCGCTCTAGCTCGCTGGTGATCTGACCGGCCTTCTGGAGCAGCTTCTTGAACCACTCCGCCTGCGGCTGCTCAACGCCGGCCTGCTCGAGCAGGGTTCCCTGTATCGGCTTCGTCTTGCGCCTCGACTGTGCTGCCTGAATCTTGCGCCGCATCACACTCTCGGTCGGGAAGATATTCGCCAGCCCTCCAGCGACCGTCCGGGCTACCTTCTGCCCTTCGAGAATGATGTACTCGATCTGGTGCTCGTGTTCTGGGCGCCCGATATCCTTCTCGCAGATCGCGGTGTAGATGAGGCCGGTCTGGATGTCCTCGATACGGACCAGGCCGGTGCACTTACTCAGGTTCTCCTCGCTGTTGTCGGATAGGACCCGTGGCTGCGTCGGGGTCGGCTCGGCGTCCGCCCTCGGCCTACCCACCCTGTTCCGCCTGCTGCTCTAGCTCTCGTTGCGCTCCCTTGCCGGCCATCGACAGCAGGAGCCTGGTCGCTATCACCTCGCTCTCGTGCCGAAGCTGCGTGCTCTTGTAGTGCGGCATGGCGGTGCGCAGCAGGATCGTGTTGCCGGCGAGCACGACGACGTCGTTAAACTCGTCCGTGGTCAGTTCCATTCTCAGTCTCCCTTGCTGGCGTTGTCGAACGAGAATGCCTTGGTGAGATGCCGAACGCTCCTGGCGAAGCCTGGAACATCCAGGCCGCAGGCAGCGACCGCCCACCTCGGGTCGCCACTGGTGTCCTTGCGATCGGCGTCCCTCGACCACCGCTGGCTGTCGTAGAACGCCTGGATCATCTCGGCCACCAGGGGCTCGCCGTGTACACCCTCCAGGTCGCCCAGGATCTTCTGGTCGCGGCCGAAGACCGCCTTGTACTTGACGCCGCCACACAGGGCCAGGTGGGCATCACCGAACCGCAGCAGCAGCCGGCCCTTGGCTGACTTCTCGAACGTAGAGCGTCGCGGCCGACCGGCCGCAGAGCTGTTGTCTTGTACACCCTTCTTGTGATCCCTTCTTGTTTTTGTGCCCCTGGGTGTGCCCTTTGGTGTGCCCCTGGGTGTGCCCCTCTCGGGCTGTGTGTCGCTACCAGCTTGGGCTGCGGTGTGCCCCTGGCCGTGCCCCTGGGTGTGCCCTTTGGTGTGCCCCTCGTCGGCCTGGTAGTGGTCGTAATTGGTGATCCGCACGACGCCGTCCCGCGGCCTACTGATCATCTCGGCCTTGGCCAGCCGGCCTAGCCAGCAGCGGGTGCGCTTGTGGGTCCAGCGGTACCGAGCAGCCAGGTACCGGGTGCTGGCAGCCACCTCGCCCCGCCCGAGCCCGCCGTGCGGCTTCCAGGTGGCGTGCATGATCAGGTCGACCCACGCCCCGACCTCGGCAATATCCTTGAGGGTGCCGTTGAGCCTGGTCTTGCGGTAGATTTTGACGTAGCCGCTGTCCACTCAATGCCTCCCCATATGGCTGCCGCACTATAGGCCACGGCCTTCCCCTCGTCCAGCCTCGCTACTACGCCGCCTGGTTGGCCATCTACCCTCGTTTGTTGGTAGCAGGTCCTCGCCGTCCTTCGTCCTCCAGGCGAGCAAGATCTGTCCACCGATGGTGGCGTAGTACGTCGGCTTGCGCTGCGTGATCTTGACGTGGTGGTGGTGGCAGACGGTGAGTAGGTTGCTCTGGTCGTCGGTTCCACCCTGGCTCCGGTTGAGTAGGTGGTGGCGCTCTAGTTGGCTCCGGGCCCGGCACCGTGGTCCGCCTTGGCCGTAATACTTGCCGTCCCCGGCGCCACCAATGGCTCGGCATTGCCACTCGTCCCGATCGAAGATATCCCTGTGTGATTGCAGGCGCAGCACCTCCATGTCGTGCTGCCAGACCTTGAGCCGCCGACGCCTCACGACAGGACCTTGATGGCTAGCGCTAGGTCGCAGTCCTTGGTGTGCCCATCCGTCTGGCAGGCGCTGCAGCATGGACATTGCGAGCACTCGTCCGGGTGGCCCATCTGTCCGTTCTCTTTACAGAAGTGAACCGGCTCTCCCATCCACTCGACAGCGGGTAGTAGGTCCACGAGGTTGGCGCCTGCTGGCCCCAGGCCGATAGCCCCGAGCATCCGGTCCAGGAACTGTTGCTGCCCGCTGCCGTCGTTGTACGTGGCCAGGAACTCCGCCGAGACCATCTCAAGCTGGTGCCCTCGGGAGCTACTCGCTGCCATCTTGCCGGCCACACCGAGGGCCTGGTCGATGGTGCCCTTCTGGCCAGGGAAGACGCTGAAATAAATCGAGCTTGGGCACTCGATACCACCGTCGCCCACTGGTGGGGCCACGCCGGCAGCCCTGGCCTTGCGCTGCTCCTGGTGCGCCAGCTCTGCGAGGTCGCGGGTGCTGATATGCGGGGCCGCGTTGAGCACCACCGCCTCCCCCTCGGGCCCCAGGTGGGCCTGGGCGATGATCCTGGTCTTGGTCGCCCCCAGGGCCTCGGATGCCTCTCGCAGCGCCGGCCGGCTGCGCAGGATGTCTGCCGTCTGGATCTTGTCCTGCGCCCACCGCAGCCGACGATTGAAGCGGGCACGTATGTAGTCGTCGAACGACGGATAGCCGAGCTTGTTCCATCCGTGCAGGTCCCGCATGTCCCGGAGTAATTGCCCAAGCTCCAGCGCCAGCTCGTTGCCTGTGTCGCAGATCTGCTTGATCCGCTTGTCAGCCAGCAGCGCCTCGTTGGTCCCCATCGACGACCTGCCCGTCAACATAATCTCAGCCATGCGCCTGCTCTCCCACGGTGACCGGCACCGGGATGGAGAGCCCGGCCTCGGCAATGAATCGGCTGGCGCTGGTTGCCTTGCCGAAGGTGGTGTCGGTGAGCCCGATGTGTAGCTCCCGCTTCGCCCTGGTCATGCCGACGTACATCAGCCGGCGCTCTTCCTCGATGTTCTCGGCCCGCCGGTGTGGGAGCACGCCGTCGTTGACCCCGATGATGTAGATCACTGGCCACTCCAGCCCCTTGGCTCGGTGCAGGGTGAGCAGTGTAACCTTGTCGCCGTGCTTGTCATCCTTCCCTTTGGCGCTGGCGTTGCGGGCAAAGAACGCGAAGTCCCCCATGTTCTCGAACCCGTCGGCGCTGGCGGCGAGGGCGGTCACGTTCTCCCACCGGCTGTCGTCGGCGTCGTCGGGGCCTTGCTCTTGGAGATATTCCCGGTAGCCGATCTTGGCGGTCAGCCAGCGAAGGATGTCGCCTGGCCGTGCCGGGTTGTCGAGCCCCACCTGGTAGTCGCCACGTCGGGCTGAGTCGATGATCGACCGAAAGGCTGCGAACCGGTCAGCCATGTACGTCTTGCTGTAGCGGGCGGTCACGCTCGCACGGAACAGCGACCCTCCCTCGATCTGCTCGGCCGCTTCGTCGACGCACCGGAGCGCCGCCTTGCCAAGATAGCGGTTCGGCACGTTGTAGACCCGCCGGAATGCGGCGTTGTCGTTGGGGTCGACGATGAGCCGGGCGAAGGCCACCAGGTCGCGGATTTCCTTGCGCCCGTAGAAGCCGACACCACCGAGGATCCGGTATGGGAGCCGGGCCTTGATCATTGAGTCCTCGACCGCCTGGCTCATTGCGTTGGTGCGGTACAGCACCGCGTGATGCCTCGGGCTGCCGCCGTTGTCGATGTCCGCCCTGATCCTGTCGACGATGTAATCAGCCTGACAGCGCTCGCTCTCGCTCGGGAAGATCGTGGGCGCTGCCCCCGCAGGGAGCGTCGCCTGCATGCGCTTGGCGACCCGCACCTTGTTGTGGTGGATCAGCTCGTTGGCATGGTCGACGACCGTGGCCTGGCAACGGTAATTATCCTCCATCCGGAAGATGGCCGCTCCCCGGTACTGCGTGTTGAATTCGATCAGGTACTCCGGCATCGCCGCCCTCCAGCTATAAATGCTCTGGTCGTCGTCGCCAACCACTGCGAGGTTCGGGTTGCTGTGCGGCGGGCAGAGCAGCCCGAGTACATCCATCTGCGCTGTGTTGGTGTCCTGAAACTCGTCGACCATGATGTGCCGCCACCGATCCCGGTAGATATCCCCGTGGCGCTCGAGCACCTCGATGGCCTTGGTGATCAGGTCGTCGAAGTCGTAGACCTCGGCCCGTACCTTCGCCCGCTCGTATGCCCTGGCCAGCTTACCGAGCAGGTCGGCGTCGACCCCGTGGTAGCTGAGCCCCTCGTCTGCGAGCCTCCGTAGAGCCGTCGTCGTAAATCTGCTGTTAGCTATCCAGGAGATGGCGCCGAGCACTGCGTAGGGCTCCTCGTCGATCCCCGCGTCCTTCATCACGTCCCGCATCATCCGTTCCTGCCGGTAGCCAGTGAGCAGGGGCTTGCCCCGCCCCGCCTTGCTGAGTAGGTGGTAGCAGAGCGAATGGAACGTGCGGATCTGGCAGTCGTCGGCCCGCCCGTCACCAACCAACCGGTCGACCCTGGTGCGCATCTCCTCGGCTGCCTTCTTGGTGAAGGTGACCGCAACGATGCTCTCGGGAATATTGCGCTCCAGCAGCCTGGCGACCCGAGCCGTGAGGGCCTGGGTCTTGCCGCTGCCAGCCACCGCGAGCGCAGCCGCCGGCCCGTCGTCGTGCATGACGAACGCTCGCTGGCTGTCGTTCAGATTGACTCCATCGAGGATGTTCAATTTCCATCTCCCTTCGTCGGCTCCATTGCCGCTGTGCTCATCATGGTAGGCCGTGGCCGATATGTCAAGTCTCCCCTGAAAGGTGCCCGACAAGGGGGCGAGAGCCGTACCAACCAGGACCCCCCGTCGGGCCGTGCAACCTCCCTGGTCAGCCTATCTTCTTGATGATGCCCGGTCCTTCGAGGGTCTTGTACGCTTCCAGGGGAGCCCAGCAGGCCGGCTTGAAGTCGCACCAGCCACAGTTTCCCCCGCCGTAACCTGGGCGCTGTGGACGGCGCCCACCCTCGACAAGTTCGTGGTGCGCCCAGAAGGCGTCGTCCGCCTCGTCGCAATCGAACGCGCTGATCTCGTTGAGATGGATCTTCCAACCACCCGCCGCCGTCTTCGGCCCGACCAGGTAGCCGGCGAGGCGTGGTGGCTCGGCGTGCCCGGTGGCAGCCTGTAGGCCGCTGTCCTCCCAGACGCCGTCGTGGCGCAGCGCCCAGATATACTTCTTGGCCTGCCCGTCAGACTTCGCCGCGATCCACGACCACGGCGACGCGGATGTTTTCATGTCGAGCAGGGCGAGCGCCGGAGCCCGCTGGACGTCCGGGACCTGCATCGTCATCTTGCACACCGTGCAGGGCGGCTGCTTGTACGACCACGGCTTCTTGGTCTTGGGATTGATTTCCTTCGCCTCCACCCTGCGCATGCGCTCCGCGACCTCGTCCTTGCAGTTCAGGCACTCGGTTGAGAACCGGACCAGCGCCATCAGATCGAGAATGCCCTGCCACCCCGGCGTGTCCTTGATGGCGAGCCTGATCCTGGTCTGCATGGCGAACACCTCGACGATGTAACCGGTGTCCCGCCCGACGACCTGGTCCGCGAACTGGCTCATGAGGTTCACCAGCGGCGCCTTGATCGTCGGTGGCGTTTTCTTTCCCCAATCGATGTCCTTGCCGTCGTGCCCGTGCTCCAGCTTGGCATCCCAGACCTTGTCGAACTCGACCACGGCCATCGCCTTGAGTGCCGCCACGTCGGTGACGGGTGGTGACGCCTGCGACGCAAGGATCAGCTTCGTCGTTGCGGCCTCTACCGCGTCACCGACGGCGAAAAACTGCGGCGACTTTTTCGTGCGGACGCGGGCCTCGTACTGCATCCTGAACGCTCGCGGGCAGAAGTCCATCTTGCCCTGCTGGCTGTGGCTGTATGCGAATCGCTGTCTCATTCGCCACCTCCTTCTTTCTGCGCCGCGGCCCACATCTCCTGCGCCGACTGCAGGATGAATGCTCGTTTATCGGGCTCAGCCTGGCTCAGTAACTGCCACGCCCCGTTGAGGGCTGCGTCGCGGTCGGCGCTCGGCTGCTCCTGCTGCGGGATGGGGATGCCGAACTGGACCTCGAGGAGCGCGTTGACCCCGCTGTCCCGATCGGCGTCGCTGATGTCGACGTTCTTGAACAGGTTCTCGATTTCCTTGACGAACCCAGGCCAGCGATCCTTGGGCTTCCTGGTGGTCCGTGGCTGCGTCGCCGGCTTCGCTCCCTTGTCCTTCTTGGCCCCGGTGGTCACCTTGTTCTTGGGCGGCTTGTCAGCGGCCTTGACCTTTGGCGGAGCCAGCTTCCCCTCCAGCGCCTGGTAATCCTCGTCGAGCGTGCCCTCGTAGGCCGTGCGCCCGAGCCCGAACATCGCTGCCACCTTCTTGATCGCGTTGGTGGTCGCCCCTTTGTAGGCACTCTCCCGCTCAGAACTGCGATGCCCGCCGTGACCCTCGTGGCTGATTTCGACGACGCGGGTGTCCACCTCCTTTTTGGCAGCGTCCTTGATCACCTCCGTCGCCTGGCTCGCGAACCGCAGGATCATGCGCATGCGCACGAGCACATGCCAGTTAGGGCGCCCGCTCTCGTACTCACCCGGCGTCTCGTCGTGCGCTGCCTCGGTGCGCCAGCCGTCCATCCCTAGCACCTCGTTGAGTGCGTTCACGATGAACTGGTAGCCGTAGCCGGTCGTGTCGTACCCCTTCTTGGTCTTGGCGCCAGCCGCCCTGGTCACCGCCTTGTGCCAGACGAAGCGAGGCATCTCCTTCGCCTTGTTGGCCGTGGTGAGGGCCGCCGCCGCCATGACGGTGATCGCTTTGCCCTTGGCGTCGGTGTAGCTGATCAGGCCACCGTCGGTGGCGATGCCCTGCGCCTGCTCGTAGGTCACTTCCTCGGTCGGGAACTTATATAGAGCCAGCTCCTGACCGACCTTGTCGATATCCTTCAGTTTCCGCATCGGCTCTCCCTGCACGCAGAAACGCCCCGACCCGGTGCGGCAAGCCCAGGCCAGGGCGCTCCGTTGGTTGGCTGTATTTCACCCCTTGCCGCATGCCTACACGATAGGCCGTGGCCCCCCTGGTGTCAACGCTAGAACTTGATCCCGCAGGCGCCTCCGAGGCCCCCCTGAAAGCCGCTGCTGTCGCCAGTCGCAGCCAGGCCGACGGCGCACCCGAGCCGGTCCCAGAGCCTGGCCCGGCGCTCGCGTCTCCAGATATCGTGCAGCCGCTCGGCCTGCCTGGCGTTGTCCTCGGCAATGGTATCGATGGTCTTGAGATGGACACGGAGCTGGTCGATGACCCGCTGCAGCCTCTCGACCTCTTCCTCCGCGAGCGCCGCCTCCGCAAGCAGTTGAGCGTTCAGATTGTCGACCTGGTCGGCAAGGCCCTCGATGACCGCCTGCAGCACGGCCGGGTCCCTGGCCTGCTCAGAGATGGTGGACTCCTGGGATTGATTTGAGTCCGCAGCGAGGGGTAGCGCTGCCGTGAATACAACCGCACCCAGGAGCCCGATGATCTTCATTCTCGTTGCCCTGAACGCTGTCGCCGCACCTCCTCGATGATGTCAAGGTGCGTCGGCTCGGTCCCCTTTGGGCGCTGGCGCTCGAGTAGCTTCTTGGCGAGTAGATACTCGACCGTCTTCGTCTCGTGGCGATCGATGATGTCCTGCGCTCGCTGCGTTGCGGCCAGGCGCTCCGCCTCGTTGACGCGGACTCGGTCGACCGCCTCGGTTGCATGCTTCTTGCGCTCCTTGCCGGCGGCGCTCTTGCGCCCGCCGAGAAAGAGAACGACGGCCCCAATGAGTCCAGCTATCACCATCGCGACCGTGCCGACCCCTCCTCCGTCATCCATTGCCGAGTGCCTTCTTACCCTTGACGAATCCGAAGGCGATGATCGTGCTCAGGAATCCGAGCAAGGGAACCGCGAGCCACGGGTTGGCCGCTTCGGGAAGTTCGAGGAGCCCCGCCGGTACCGCGATGCTGGCCATCGTCGTGGCGTAGACGAAGCAGCTCAGCCTTTTGCGCCACGGCAGGTTCTTGCCGGGCTCGATCTTGCTCCTAAACAGCGGCAGCGCCAGCCACTCGGTCAGGATCATGGCTGCCGCCTGGATCGTACCGAACGCGATGAGGCTCGTTGCGATGGTGTCCATGTTCAACCTCCTCCCTTGTCTTTGTTTGCAAGCTGCGAGCACACGATTCCCAGGTCGCCACGGATGGCGCCGATCTGATTTCTCTGGTCCCGCATGTCTGATTCGATCCGCCCCAGGATGCCAACGGTGCGCTCTTGGATCCTACTGATTCCGTCCAGTCTATCGATGACCGCCGGCCCAGGCGTGCACACCGGCACGACTCTCCCGTTCCCGTTTTTTCGGTTCACGCTGTCGATGACGCCCTTGATGATCTGCCCCATCTTTTCCAGCACCAACACCGCCACGGTGCCCGCGATCAGGTTGGTTGTGATCCCCGGTTCAAGCACTGGCCAGTCTCCTGGTGTAGGCCCGTTTCACCTTAGCGATGTAGCCGTGCGGAATGTTGGCGTCGCGGTGCGTGCCGCTGTTCCAGGCGTCGGCCACGTCAGCCAGATTTCGGGCGCCCTTCGTCGGGTCGCCGTGCCGGAACACGCGTCGGTTCAGTAGCTTGATCACGTAGGGTAAGCACACCGCCGTCTTGGTCAGGTCGTGCGGGTCCCCACGGTAGCCGAACTCCCACGCCGTGATGTGGAGGATCTGCCACGGCCCGTAACTGTGCGCCGCCGGGTCCCCCCACCGCTTCCACTGCGCCTTGACGTGCGGTGCGCTGCGCTTGCGGTAGTAGTAGCCGCCGAACTTCCGGTGCTGCGGATCCTTGGCGCCCAGGTTCGGGCCGGCGTAGGCTGCCTCCCACCGCGGCACGTTGTTCTTGCCGCCGCTGCTCTCGATGTCAGCGAGCGCCAGCAGCAGGATGCGCTTGTCGATGCCGCACGGCGCCATAACTCTGTGCGCGTTCAGGGCGACGGCTTTTTCGAGTGCGGTCATGTTCCCCCCAGGATCAGGCGGCGCCGAACTATCGGCCAGGGTGCGTCCACGAACGAGTCTACATCCTGAACGTTGCTGGTCACGCTCTTGCCTCCGTGCTGCCCGCTGTCTCGGCTTAGCTCGACGCTCAGGCGCAGCCGCTCGTCGCCGGCAGCCCACGCCAGGCTCGTGCCGGTGAGCAGGTGCGGGAAGCTGGTGGCGCTGGTGAAGTTGGCGCTGTAGGCGCTCGATGCCGACACGCCGCATCCGGCATCGTCCACGGCCTGGATCCGGTACCGGCCAGTTGCCCCTGCGCTCATGGTGTTGACGTCCAGCGATACGTCGTGGCTGCCGCTCCCCGGACTATCAGGGGTGGCGTCGATATCGAACGAGTGAACCTCAACGAACGGCGTGTCGGAGACGGAGTCGCTGCCCGACGTCGTCGTGGTCCCCTGAGTCTTGCTCATGTCCTGAGCCTTCGCCGTGGTGTCGCAAGTCGTGTCGGCGTTGGCGTCCTGCGGGAAGTATTTCGTCGACATCAGAGCTGCCTGCTCGTCGCCTCGTCCAGCATCTTGTCGTATACCGGAGCGAAGTCTTGATCCGCCAGCGTCGGCCCGCTGCGCACGGTGTACACGCCCGTGCCGTCCCCGTCCCTGTCGACGATGGGGATGTCGTAGGTCACCTCCGGCAGGTCCTCGCCGTGGTGCATCTCGACGAAGGTCTTGCCGTCGGCCCGTCGGGACAGGATCGCAAGGGCCTGCACGCCGTCGACCACGTCGGCCGGCGAATCGAACCGGCTGCGCAGCACGGTGCCGTCGGCGTAGTACGCCGCCCAGGCGATCACGGGCTCTCGCAGCACCAGATAGCGGGGCCTAATCATCAGTGAATTCCATGTCGAGTTCCATCCAGGTCGGATCGCCGCTCATGGCTGTTGTCTCGACCCACACGTAACTGTTGGCCGGTATGGTGGAGTCGCTGAGCGTGGCTGCCGTCCCGGTCGTGGTGCTGGTCAGCGCCAGGCTGACGGTGACCAGGGTGCCGGCGGCGCTGCGGTCGGTGGCGTGTCTGACCACAAAGGTGACGCTCGGGCTCGTGCCGCCGACGAGAACACCCTTGACGCTGGACACGGTAATGCCTCGGTCGGTGCGGAACCACGGCGCGTCCTCGGCAGCCGTCGGTAGCTCGAGCGCCCAGGGCAGCCGGTGCAGGCCCTTGTTCGTCGACGAGGTCAGGTTCTTATTCGTCATCGTCTCGGCGCTCGTCGAGGCGACGTGTTGCGACGCCACATAATTCAGCGTCCCGTTGTGGTCGATGGCCTTGTCCAGATTGCTGAGTGAGACCTGGCGCTTGGCGCCCAGGTGGGCGGCGCTCTCAATCACAATCTTGTCCGACACGGAGGGGGTCGTCTTGCTGGTCAGGGCGGTGAATTGTAGAGCGACGTTCGGGTGGAACTGCGGGAGGTTGATGACCTTGACGCTCTTTTTCCCGTTGCCCGCGGCGCTGTCCTCGATCAGAAGCTCGTCGTTATTGGCTGCCGGGTTCTTTTCGGTGACCGCGGTGATCTCGGACGCGACGTTGTCGTGGATGCAGTCCGGCGTGTTCGCGTTCGGCACGTTCGCCCAGACCACCGCCGCGGTCAGGTCGTTGACCTCGGCACCCCCGCCCGCCGCCTTCTGCCAGGCTGCGCCGTCCCACACCCACACGCTGCCGTCGTCCTGGAACACCACGCCTCGGCCGCTCGGCGGCGCCCCGACCGGTGCGTTGGCGCTGGCGGCGACGGGGAGGATGTTGCCCTGGAAGTCCGTCACGACGACCAGGCCGTCCCGCATCGCCCTCCCGACCGCTGCCAGGTCTATCGGGTCCCAGATATTGGACAGGCCCATCCTGCCGCCACCGGTGGCCTTCTGGCTGCCCGTCAGGAACATGTCGACGGCGATGTTGCCGGTCATGCGGGCCGTCGGGTTCTCGCTCCCGGCCAGGCCGATATCGACGACCAGGTCGCCGGTCATGCGGGCCGTCGGGTTCTCGCTCCCGAGCAGGTCGTTGTCGATCACTGGCCGGGGCTTGTTCCCCACCCCGCCGACCGACACGCTGCCGCCCAGGTACACGTCACCGGTCAGCCGGCCAGCGACTCTCGCCGTGGCGGTCGTCCGGCCAGAAAGAAAGACGTCGGCCATCAGTCGTAGGTCAGGACCAGGCCACCCGCTGCCACCTTGGGAACGTCCGGCGTGTCGATGGTGTGGCTGTTATCGAGGGCGCCCCAGATCTGCTTGTTGCCGGTGCCACTGAGCGCCGTATGGATCGCCCAATGGGTGACAATCCCCCACGCACCCGACGCAGCGGCCATCGTGACCAGGGCGCTGTTCTGCGTGACTCCAAGGGTGTCGGCGTCGAAGGTGATGAGGATCCGGGCGTAGCCCGGCCCGCTGACCTCGGTGCCGCTCTCGTCGTCGCCCGGCGCACTCGTCCACAGGGAGAGGTACTGGTTGACCGGCGACGCGACGGAGGCGTTGCGGTGGAAATGATTGATCACGTTGGTCTTGTGAACGTTGCTCATGCCGGGCATGCTCGGCCCTCCCTTTATCCCCTGTAGGTCAGCTTCTTGCGGTCGTCCCAGATGTTATCGAATTCCCTGTCGCCCTCGGCCCACTCCTCGGCGGGCGCCTGGCTGCCGTCGTGCAATCGAATGCGCCTGATGCGCCAGGCCGCTGCGCTGGTGGCTGCCGTGGCGTCGGCCTCCCCGATGTAGATATCGGTGCCGGTCTTGTCGACCCTGTATTCCTCGAACCTCGTCGCTGCCCCGAGCTGCTCCCCGATCGGTGGGTCGATGTGGAACTCAGACGCAGCGATCCTGTGTACCGTGCCATCGACCATCATGACCAGGTCCCATCCGTAGGTCGCCAGGGTCTGTAGCTCGTCGGTCTTGGCGCTCGGAAACAAGATCTCGATCAGTCCGTCCGTCCCGGTGGTCGTGAAAGACACGTCGCCGGTCACCAGGTCGAGGTGAATCTTCGACCTAGCGAAGCCGACGCCCTGCTCTTCTCTGATATTGACAGCCACAGTGGCGCTCGACAAGTCGATGGCGGTGCCGTGCTCAGGCAGGGCCGGCGCCGCCCGCCTGCTCATGACCACACGAGCGAGCCCTTGCCGGTCGGTGTAGGCCCGCACGTACACGGTCGGGCTGGTGCCCTTCTCGACTCGCAGCCGGTAGTCGAATGGGTTCAGCTCGATCATCCGATGTCCTCGACGCTCACGACCAGGCCGAGCCCCGCCGGCCAGAGCCGATCTACTTCCTCTATGAGCCGCTGAATGTTCCCATCGCTCACCGCCTCGGGCTTGTAGCGTGGGGGCTCGTCTGGAGGTTGCCTGGTCAAGAACCCGTCCCGGCGTATCCGGTCGAACAGGCCCTGCAGGCCGGTTGGCGCCGCAGCCGACACAGTGAACGTCGCAAGCTCGTCTGCGACCAGCTTGGTCAGCCGTGCCACCTCGACCCCGTCGAGCGTTACCCTGGCGAGCCTCCCGGTCATCCGTTGCTCAATGGGTTGCCGATGGTGACCAGCTTGAGGTAGTCGAGCTTGTTGCTGCTGCCGCCGCTCGACGCCGCGTGGAAGCCGTACAGCGAGAAGTTAGTCGGGAGGTCGACGGTGTGCGTGGCCACGTCGGAGAGCGCGTCCGGGTCGGTTCCCATCGCCACAACAATCTCGGCCGTCGTGCAGGTGATCTTGATCGTGACCCAATCGTTGAACGTGGCGACGTTGATGTTGTCCGTAGTCTCGGGGCTCGACCCGTTGTGCCTGGTGACCACCTGCCATGTTCCGCTGGTGGTGCCCGCGAATATCACGCAGCCATTAGTGAAGGCGCCAGGGATGCTGCCATGCGTGACCGTGTCGCTGTCGGTGACCGCGATGATGGGCGTGAACGACGAACCCCACGCGGCCGGCTTGACGCGCACCTCGTAGGAGAATGGGACCTGGTCGATGCGCCGCTCCTCCCTGGTGCGCAGGTCGTCGCCAAACGCAAAGTCCATCAGGTGGTTGTCCAGGTCCACTGTGGCGCCCGTTATCGAGAAGTCGTCACCGAAGAAGGTTGACGGCCGACCGAAGTGACTGAACACATCGGAGCCCCTGCGCCACGCACTCTCGACGTCGGCCAGCCGCTGACTGAAAAACCGCTGGTTGCTGAATAGTTGCTCGATGTCGCTTTTGCTCATGCCGTCACCAACGGCCACGTCGTTGTCGTCCCAATCGATGTAGCTCGATGGATTCGCTGGAATGGTCATGCGCTCG